GGTATCCTAAGGGAAGTCCACAAACGTCAGCTAGAAATGATGACGAAGGACCTGTGATTAGCTAATAAATAGAATGATCGGCGCCTATGGTTCCTTGGCGCAATTCACAAAGCCCCTTCAGAGTGATTCTAAGGCTCTCTACGGGGCTTTTTCTTTATGGGGGTACCCTACCTATTACTTCAGGCAAAGTATCCGATAAACCATAGCAAAAAAGGGGTTTATGAAAGTGCTGTGATTGGGTGTGTGGAATAGTGTGTGTAGTACGACCAGTGCCCCATGACCGCGCAGGGGGGTACCCCGTGGGTGGGGTCAGCCAGATGGCCAGATCACGAACCAGTACCCCCATAGCGCTGTGCTAGGTCAGCCAGTTTCTTCTGGAGTTCTGTCTCGATCTCTCCGGCACTCCGGCTGGTGTCGTCCTGCTCCACTCGATCAGTGAACATGGCGATCGATTTACCCAGTAGTTCCAGAGCCCTGATCCGCGCACTGTCAGACTCAGCCTGCATGGCCTCTGTGTGAAGCCGCTCCAGCACCAATCTCTTCAAGCGAGCCTGATCATGCAGTGTTTTGTCTTCCTGAGCCTTCTGAATCGATAACACCCTCTGGGAGACCTTGGGGTTATCCATCAGCTTAGAAGCCTCTGTCCACACGCTGGAGTCCTTCATGCCTTCGGCACTGTACGATGCCCTGTATGCCTCGCTGAGTGTCTGTCCGTTGGCCACGCCCTGAGCGAATGCATCCTGCTTGGCTGTAAGGCCTCCCTTGATTGATTGGCCTGCGATCACCTGTAGTCTTTCCACTGTATCCCCTTTTACTCAGCGGTAATGTTTCGGGCGCTGAAAAAGTGCCTATGAACTTTTTTGATCCCTGCAACCAGTGTACTTTCTGGGCTCTGTGACTTTTTCTACTTTTTTATGCCGATAGGTGTTGTTATATATTTTTACCTGTGTTTATAATGGGTCAACGGATTGCAGTGCCTCGCTCGTGGGCACCGCTCAGGCTCTACCCCACAGGGGATTCGCCATCCGGTTGGTGCGCTGACAGGACAGCAGTCCATATCAGACCTGACAAACGGCTTTCAACTCACACTGCACCCATTGCGCGGAGTGAGGAGCCCACGGTTAACGTGTAGCGATGGGAGACGGTGACAGGCGGTGCCTGTGCCAAGCTGACAAGCGGATCGTGTGAATCGGACGCGCAGAGGGGGTGACCCAAGCCAAGTGAGATCAGCAGTGCCTTGTACTGAGTCATTCGTCAATGTTGGAACTACCCTGAGCGCTTGCAAGTTGGTTCGGGGTTTTCGTGTTTGAGGCGGGTTGGAATACCTGCCTCTGTCAGTGTCCTGCCTCAGCATCCTGTCACGGGTTCTGTATCGGTCACACTGACCGTTTTCAAACCAAGCCAATATGGAGGATATTCTCATGGCAAACTCAAAAGTAAATTTCACTCTCGCTTCAGCTACTGAAATCGCACAGGCTATCACTGCGGCAGACGGCCTCAAGGCCAAGGCGGCTGATCTTTCAAATGAGAAGCAGGAGGCGGTCATGACTGCCTACCAGCACATCATCGCTGACATCGCTGTGTCTGGCGTCAAGCTGGTCAACCGTGGCAAAAAACAAGGTCTTCCTGTCAAGGTCATGGAGTCTCTGCGTCAACAGCTTGAGGATGCCGGTGTCTCTGGCTCCAACGTCAAGCGCTACTCAGAGAACGTTCAGAAGCTTCTGCCTGTCATGCCTGAGCTGATGGAGTGCACAGACTCTGTGTCTGTCGCCCTGACTCTGGATGCCGCCGGTATCACCTCACAAGGCAAGCTGGTTGACAAGTTCAAGCCTGAAGTGGACAAGGTCCACAAGCTGGCTGAGCAAATCCTCAAGCTCGACAATGCTGAGTATGACCGCCTGCTGGACGTAGTCCGCGAGATGCAGGAGGCCAAGGCCGCTGAGGAGGCGGCAAAGGCAAAGGGTGACACTGTCGCTGATGATGTTGACGTGATGCTCGATACCCTTGATGACTAATCCAGTCACCTGCCCATGCACATCTCTGTGGTGTGCATGATCGGTCTGACTGACCGGAAAAGTGCATGTGCACTTTTTTTTCCAATGGGAGAGTAACAATGAATCAAACTACAAACCTATCCACTGCTGTGGAAATCGTTCGCGCCAGTGTTCTGGCGAATCAGCAATTGACTGGCCGCTCAAGCCAGTACGTGACCCCAATGCTTTGGGGTGTGGCAGGTGCCGGTAAGACGGCATCTGTCGAGGCTCTGGCACAGGACATGGAGATCGGCTTCATGGATTTCCGCGCCAACCAGTATGACGCTGGTGAGCTGGGCGGTCTGCCTTGGGCTCAGGGTGAGCGTATGATCCGCCTGCGTCCACAGTACCTGCCCACTGAGGGTGTCGGTATCTTGTTCGTGGATGAACTGCCACAGGCTCCTGTCGCCAACCAGAACATCATTGGTCAACTGGTCAATGAGCGCCGTATCGGTGAGCACGTTCTGCCTGACGGATGGACTGTGGTCTGTGCTGGCAACCAGATGCATCATCGCGCTGGTACCAACGCCATGCCTTCTCACCTCAAGGATCGTCTACTGCACATCACCATCGTGCCTGACCTTGATGATGCGCTCCAGTACATGGCGGTCAATGGGATCGACAATCGCATCCTAAGCTTCCTGCGCTTCCAGCCTGAGCACCTGTCCAAGTTCGACAAAGACGTGAATGCATGTCCATCCCCTCGCTCTTGGGAGAAGGCTCACCAGATCCTGTCTTGGAAGCTGAGCCCAATGGCCCAGCACATCGCTTTGTGCGGGACTCTGGGCGAGGGCACTACGGCCATGTTCGAGGTGCACCTGCAAATGTGTGATGCGATGCCTGACATCGATGCCCCGTTCACTGATCCAGACAATGCTGAGATCCCTTCTGAGCCTGCAATGGCATATGCCCTGTGTGCATCCCTTGCCTATCGGGTCAAGAAGTCCACGTCTGCCAATCTGGTTCGGTTCATCAACCGTATCCCAGCGCAGGAGTACAGTGCGTTCGCTATGAAGACCGTGGTCAATCTCAATGGCAAGGCTGAGATCCGCAAGTGGGCTCACGATGTCAAGGAGGTGCGTGACTGGCTGACTGGTGACGCGAAGCTTCTGGTACTTGAGGAGAAGGCATCATGATTCAGGCACTCAATCAGGATGCCCAGTTCGTCATCTCGCGGGTCAAGACCCGCTTGATGATCAAGCATCCATTCTTTGGCGCCATCGCTATGGGTATGCAGTTCATTGAGGACTCATCAATCCCTACGATGTGCACCGATGGCAGGACAGTGGATTACAATCCTGAATTTGTCATGCGGCTCCCTTTCGATCAGGTACTGTTCGTGGTTGTCCACGAGATCATGCATGTGGCACTCAAGCATCCGATGCGTTGTGATGGCCGTGACCATGAGGTCTGGAATATGGCGACTGACTACGCTATCAACCAGATCTGTATCGACAGCGGACTGGAGATGCCTCCTGAGGGTTTGTTTGACCCTCAGTACAAAGGCATGTCTGCTGAGGCGATCTATCCCCGCCTGCTGGACACCGCTGATCGTCCTAAGGGCGAGGGCTGGAAGTTCGGTGATATCAAGCAACCTACCAACGGTGACGGTGATCCTGTCTCCGGTGAGGAGCTTGAGGAGATGGAGGCGCAGGCAGATCGTCTGGTCATGCAGGCCGCTACCACTGCCAAGAATATCGGCAAGATACCCGCTGGCCTTGATGAGCTGGTCAATGTTTTGACCACTAACAAGGTTGACTGGCGTGACAAGTTGCGTCTGTTCGTGGGAGGTGACCAGCCTGATGACTACACCATGCGGAAACCCAATCGCAAGATGCTGGCCTCCTGTGGCATTTACATGCCCAGTGTCGAGCACAATGGTGTGGGCAACATCGTGGCCGTGATCGACTCCTCCTGTTCTGTTACGCAGGAGGAGCTGAACATGTATCTCAGTGAGCTGAATGCGATCTCTGAGGACATGGCGCCTACGTCCGTGACGATCATTACTTGCGACACTCAGGTACAGTCTGTGACTACGTACTATGAGGGCGAGGTGATCGAGTCACTCAATGCCAAGGGCCGTGGCGGCACACGGGTCACGCCTGCATTCAATTACATTGATGAGCAGGGCCTGCCTGTCGATTCTATGGTGTACTTCACAGACCTGTATGTGCATGATTTCCCACAGGCACCTGACTATCCGGTGCTATGGGTATCCACTGGCGCTACAGCCGCACCATTCGGAGATGTGGTCAGCGTAAGCTGACCATGTCAAAAAGTGCATGTGAACTTTTTTGGAGAATGATATGACTGAACTTCATGAGGGCGCTATCAAGAGCGCCATTCGAGTACTGGTAGACAACTGCGCGTCTCGCGTAGATGATCTGACCTACAAGGTTACTCACTTGATCTCTGACCCTGACACCGTGGCTGAGATGCATCAGGATATTGAGGAGCTGACTAACGCTATCAATTACCTGAAGGAGTCAGGCATGGTTGCAGACCGCAACAAAGCCTACGCTGAGGAGTTCCTCAAAAAGATGAGGGATAAATCCACAAACCCTTGGAGCACATCGAGATGACCGAATACACCAGCTTTGCATCCGTTGCCTTGATTTGCCTTGTCTATGCAGTGGGCCTTATAGCCTTCTGGTTTTCTGATGATAAGGACAAATGGAAGTTCTAGTGACCTGCCCCAGTGTCTGTGTATCGGGCACTGGATCGGTCTCACTGGACCGCTGTGAGCATAAAAGGAGAAATACTATGAGCACACCAACCGGACTCACCATTGTACGCGCTGAGGTTTATGGCGTGGAAGATGGTCACGGAGCTGGGCCAAGCAAGGCCCACGCTGTACTCCACTGTAGTGATGATGAGCAGACTCAGCTCTTTTGTTACTCAGTCGAGGACTGCCTGCAATGGTTCGCATTGAACCACGTATCTGAAGAATTTGAAGTCATAAAAGTGGAGACAAATCATGAACATGAATGACATGTTAACAAGAATGGGGATCCCTCCGAAGGAATTCCTTGGCGTGAAAGCGGAGGCACATGAGGCCGCTGTCAGAAGAATCTTAGGCATCGTATACACAGACGAGTTCGATTTCCGAACTGCGAGGCAAGAGCTGGACATACGGCTCAAGCTGACCAAGATAGCTGAGAAGTTAGCTGATGGTCTGAATGCTGATGAGGGTATCTATGCCGCAAGAGAGTTCGCCAAGAAAGAATTCCAGAGACGGAAAGACGAAAACCAGACTCAGGCAAACCATGCTTAGTCACCTGCCCATGTGCCCTGCGGGGCACATGCTCGGTCTGACTGGCCGTAACAAACCAACACGAGGAAACGATTATGGAAAACAATTTCACAAAGAGGAACATGGTCCCGATGCTGAATGAGATGATTCAAGTCAGGGCCAAATATCTGGGGATCCCTCCGAACCTGATCAAGTGGATCGTCTATGACAGGGATCAGAGTGCTGACTGGTTGCAGATGCTTCGTAAATCAGATGATGAGGTCGAGTTCTGCACAGCGATCAAGGATATCATTCGGCAGTGGGAGGCTGACGATTATATGCTGGTCTCAGCCAAGACGCTGGGACGCAAGACATGGCTTGACTGTGTTCGGACAATCCAGAGCTATGCGGCAACCATTCAGGACATACGTGTCAGTGAGCGGGCGCCTGCGTCTTATAACTGGGGTGATCGCTTAGCTGAGATTAAAGAGTCCGTGTACAACAGCGCATGGAGAGAGTTCAATCGGGACGCTCCGCACTGGGTAGACAGGATGAATGTCGAGGTTCAGTCATTCGGCAATCGCGTACTCGAAGATGACGTACCTAGAGTCATGTCATCTGCGGACTCCAAGCGGTTTACAGCAGTGATCTCGCACCTGTGGCCACATCGTGTAAGCAGTCGATTTGCTACCGTGACTGTCAGCAAAGAGACCATCTTCAATGTTGATGGCAGGCTTATCCCTTCCAAGCCTCACGGCCTAGATGAGTGCACGATCCACAATTTTTCTGGTTACGGTCGGGCTCCTCTGGCTTGGATCACCCATCTTAAAGAGCAGATGCTTATGGCAAACATAAGGTCGAGAGAAGAGAACTGGAGTTCTCAAGAGTATGCCGCGATTATCAATCAACTCGAAAGGGATATTGAAAAGGTGCAGAACAAGAAACCTGTACACTTCCAGTATTACCATGTTATCAATGACTCAGTATGCACAGTCGATAAGGATGAATATGAGGTCCCTATCGAGGGGACAGGGATCACGATCTCTCAGGCCAAGAGTCTATATGAGAGACGGCTCAAGAATGCTGTGCTTGATCAGCTTGATTTTTAATGGGGGCGCGACTACCTCCAAGTGCACGGTAGCTACGTGCCGAAGGCGATAGATGTCTGACCTTGTCTGACCCCTTGAGTATTTCACAGGCTTGGGAAGATCTAAAATTGTGTCGCGCACCGTGGTCGTGGGACTGCAATCCCACACGATGAGACTGCGGCTTATAGTACAGTGAATCTATCGAATAGCTAGGCGCTCCGGTTTCCCGACTGGAGCGCCTTTTTTTTGCCTTGAGAAAAGTTAAATCAGATCAGACCGCAACATGTCACGCTGAAGAACAGCCATCACAGTGCCGTAATGTTTTTGGTCTGGATAAATTGCCCTGTACCCTTGATGGGTTCGAGTGATGTGTATCTCTCCAGCGTAGTCCCTTAAACTCATCGCCTTAGCATCATCTAAAGCATCCATTGGATCTTGTCTAACTCCCCACATAAAAGTTCCTATGCACTTTTTTAAAATGGTGCAGGGAAGTCTGATGGGCCCGCTTTCTCAGTGCTGATGTACCTGTCTGCGAATCCATGCTCACGGTAACAGGTACTGACAGGATCGTAGATCAGGTCGCAGACGCCCTGCTTGCCAATCCACGCAAACCTGCACTTCCACACATGTATCTCCGTGTTGGGAGACTGGAACTCTCTGTGAACTGTGATGCCACAGTCTGCCTTAGCAAACCATGCGGCACTGCCTGAAATGTCGTACCCTTTCGGGACTGGCGTCTTGCCATTCTCTCTCTGCATCTTTGTCGGATGCGCGACAAACCAGATGTGGCAGTCGTAGTGCTGTCCGAACATCCTCACCTTAGTCAGCATCTCACTGATCCAATCTGTCTCTCTATCTGTGTCTTTCTTGATGTAGTTATATGGATCGATCACCACACCCGTAATCCCAAACCGCATCACTGCTACCTTCAATCTCTCTAGTAAGTCATCCAGATCTACAAGGTTCCCATCATTGTGCGACAGGAACGTGAAGTGCTTGTTTACGAACTCTTGGGACTCATCCAGCTCATCCTGTGTCATCCGATCATTCATGCCATCGAAGAATGGTTTACGGATGTACTTAGAAGCCAGCTTAGCAATGTGCAGTCTTGGTTCGTTCTCGAAAGAACACACTGCGAACTTACTGTCAAACTGTCTGGCTTGATTCATCATCAGTTGATCTATGAACTCTGACTTACCAGAACTGGGAATCCCTGTGACTACAGTAAGTTGTCCAGATGCTACCGTGTATATGTCATCCAGATTCTGGTACCCAGTAGATAGTCCAGATCCGAGCCCGTTGGAATAAATGTCCTGAACCTCAGTGGAATAAAACGATGCATCGTATATCCCTTTGATAGGCCAAGGCTCAGCAGACTCAACCAGATCCACGAGGCACTCCTCGCCGCAGTCGAGAAGCACTTCATTGGCGTCCTTGTAACCCTCTGGGTAAACAATACGCCAGCATCTATCCCTGCCAATCCTTCTCGCCAGCTCCTCTGCCATTGCATTGCCAGCAGTGTCTCCGTCTGTCGCTATGATTATCTTACGTGAGTTGTCCAGCTTCTCTTTTGCATCCCACAGGAAGTTGAATGTCCTGTCGTCCTCAGGATTTATAGCGCCAGTCTTGACCTTCCCGACAGCGCCATTCGGAACACTGACCGCTGACTTGATCCCCGCCTGCACAAAAGACAAAGCGTCTATCTCACCCTCGCAGATAACAAAATAATCTCCGTCTCCTATCGAATTGATATTGAAGAACCACTGCAATGCAGACGTGCATGAGAATCCTTTGCTACCCAGTGAGCGCATCTTGGCCCCTGCCGTAATGCTCCCTCTCTCATAAGGGAATCCGATGCAAGGAGTTCTACTATTCTCCGAGTTGATCCAGTGGTCACTGGAGAAAAGGTTGGCGTCCTTTGCTACTTGTTTTGATATCCCTCTACTTTCCAACCACTTAAAAGCTTCTTCTGATAACGGTTGTATGTTCAACTTTTGTGTTCTGTGTTGGTCAATTTGGTGCACTTGCACTTTTTCTCTCCCGCGAAACTGAATGACTCCACTTTCTTGACAATGGAAACAATTAAATACCATGCGGTCAGGCATGACCTTGAGTGAAAGACAGAGATCGTTCTTGTTTTTCTTGCGTGTGTGTGAACAGAGTGGACAGGCTTTCTTGTGATCGCCAATAGGCAAGTGGTCTGCGTACTCCTTCAGAGCTAGATTGTCGCTCATGTAACCTCCCGTGTTACAAGTTTTCTATTGTTGTAATTAGCTTTTTACAGATCACCTGCCCCCTATCAGGTGTCTCGGCAAGAATTGTTGCCAATACTTTTTTGATGACTCGATGGTTCAGAGATGCTAAGTCACAGACCGTCTCAAAATCTTTACAAAGAAGCCAAGTCGCCACTGCAACCCGATTATGTCTCTTGTCACTCGATGCATCGGTGAAAGCCTGACTAATCACCGCTCTCCATAACTTTAACGCGGATATCGGATCGTGGATTATCTCTGTCGAGATGCCAGAAGACATGCTTCTCCTTTACTTGCCTGTCGTTCTTGTACACCCTCCCCTGTAGCTCATCCAGAATGACTGACTCATCCAGATCAGGCCTGCGAGAAGCGTAATATATGTCGAGCGTCACCGCAACATCACTCTCGATAAGGGTGTCCAGAACCGGACATTGATCTGCGAATCCCTTGCAGTAGTCCAGAGCTTTTTTCGATTTAATCAATCGAGGTTTACCCCTTATCAATACCATTCTACGTGAATTTGCTTTGCTCGCAGGCTCCCCTAGTATCGTTATAAGTACGTCTGTTTCGTTTGTATCTTTAGGTTGCATTAGTTTCAATACCTGTTACTATTGACAGCTCATAGTCCTATCGGGAGGCGGGATGATAATTACTAATGTTCACAATGTTCCTGAGCAGTTTATCCGTGTCGCTCAGAATAACAAGTATTCAAAAGGCAATGCAGATATCAGTGTCACAACACTGATCGATTCTCCTCGCATTAATATCCTCAAACAGCGTCATGAAGACCAGATGCAACGCGATATTACCGACATGACTTTCAGCATGGTCGGGACTGCTGTCCATCAGATGTTAGAAGACACTGACGAAAAACCCAATGAGGTCTACGAGGAGCGCCTGTATCAGAATGTATTCGACTGGGTGGTGTCTGGAGCGATTGACGTGCAGAAGTACGAAGCTGACGGCTCTGTGTCGATCATGGACTATAAGGTCTGTACAGCTTGGGCCGTCATGAACGATAAACCTGATTGGGAGAAGCAACTGAACTGTTATGCATGGCTTGTAACCAGAACCAAACAGTTACCTGTCAAGAAATTACAGATAATCGCAATCATTCGTGATTTCAATCGCAGAAAATCACAGAGAGAGCAAGACTATCCGAATGCCAATATTCAAGTTATCGATGTACCGCTTTGGGATTTTGAAGAGCAGTCTGAGTACATCGCTAATCGTGTGTTCCTGCATAAGAACACGCAAACAGACTTCATAAATGACATACCTCTGTGCTCTGATGAAGAGCGGTGGGCCAAGCCTGCCAAGTGGGCTGTCATGAAGAAGGGCCGCAAGTCTGCGGTCAAACTCTTTGATGATCCAAAGCTAGCTGAGCTTTACATGAAAGAGCAAAAAGGTGCATCTGCACTTTATCTTGAAGAGCGCCCGTCAGAGTTGACACGTTGTTGTGAAAACTTCTGCGGTGTTGCTCAGTTCTGTAGTCAATTTGAGGAGAGTAATAATGTCTGACGCAGTAAACATAATCCAACAGGAGTTGGATAACATCGATGAGAAGCTCACGCTTCATGCATATCACAAGGCAGTCCTTGAGAATCTTCTCAAGCGAATGAATGTAAAGACCGGTGCACTTGACTTACCCAAACCAAAGAGGAAGCACACAAGACGTGTCGATGCAGATCAGGTCCAGAAGCGGCAAGATGTTCGCATCAAAAACGCGAGACTGGTTGCAAGCGTTGTGCAGGGTCGGGGGCTGACCAAGAGTCAAGCTATCAAAAATTTACTGGCGAGAGGTGAGCTTACCACTTACGAGGATTGGATCAGCCCAGAAACAACAATACTTAGTGATACGTCCCCGACTGGCATTGGGAAAAGATTGCACAATCAACTTTTCGCAGGGACAGTTTATGCCAAGTAAGAAAACTGTTTGGGAGACCCTCAGTGCGATTGACTGTGATGGTCACACTGAGGAGAAGAATGGTTTTACATACCTGTCTTGGTCATGGGCTTGGCAAACACTGAAGGAGAATTATCCTCAGGCTCGGTTTGAGAAGGGCCCTGTCCAGTATCTTGAGGACGGCACGGCACTGATTTCTGTGCGTGTGTTCATTGGTATTGATGAGGATGTGACAGAGGTGTTTCCTGTCATCAACTACAGCAACAAGCCAATCCCAAACCCCAACGCCTTTCAGATCAACACTGCATATCAGCGTTGTCTTGTGAAGGTGTTGGCGTACATGGGTCTGGGTATGTATATCTATCACGGGGATGACCATCATCCTGATTCGTCACCTGATGCACAAAGCAAGCCTGCTGGTAAACCTGCTAAGAAGGCTGAAGAAAAACCTGTTGCTCCAAGTCCGAATCGAGCGATAGTTGCGCCTGATGGCAAGTCTGAAGATATCACGGATGGCACATGGAAAACTGTCGCTGAAGTCCTGATCAAGTTCATGGATGGAAGAGACATTAATTCCTTGCGTCAGTTCTGGAGTATGAACCAGCAGGCAATTGAGCATCTGGAGCAGTGTGACCCAGAAGAATACAAGCGTGTCTACGATGCGTTCATGGATAAAGCTAACAAGCTAAAGGAGAATAAGTGATGGCTGTAGAAAAGCCTAAGACAAACTTCTTTGATGACCTCACCCCTGAAGAGATTGAGTATTTCGAGCGAGAGGGTTGTGACAGGTTTCTCAAGGATGTATTCAAGGAGATAGAGAGCGCACCCATTGAGGGGCTTTCTCAGTCTACTCAGGATGTCTTGGACTCTTTGAGTAACAAAGAGGTTGAAGTCTTGAGAAAGCGTTTTGGATTAACACAAGAGCAACGTAATAGGAGTTTGCACTAATGGCGTATATAGATAGGAACGGAGTAAAAAAACCAAGTGGTGCTCTCTATGTGAATAGAGAGAAGACCAAGGACTCATCCCCCGACTACACGGGAGACGTGGAACTGGATAAGGAGACGGTGGATTCTATCCTCGCTCAGCGAAACAAGGGGGCTGATATGCCCATCATCGCACTTGCTGGTTGGAGGAAAGAAGGCAACAAAGGAACCTTTATCTCCATGAAGGCGGAGCAAAAGAGAACCGCTGAATCTAAACCAGAGTCTGAGCCTACAGGCGATGAGATACCGTTCTAAGAAGTACATCAAGAGCTTGCATGGCAAGCCGTGCCTTGTGTGCGGCTTTGCCTCAGAGGCTCACCACGTTACCTACGCAGAGCCTAACGCGATGGGTATGAAGGTGGGAGACAACTGGTGTGTCCCGCTTTGCCATGCTCATCACATGGAACTGCATAACTTTGGTGACGAAAGATTATGGTGGGCCATGCAAGGCGTTGATCCTATAGAACATGCAATAGAACTTTTTAAGGAGTTTGAAAAATGACAGGATTCACAATCCAAGAGAAGCACGGTGATACAGATCTTACGTATCGTGTGCACAAAAACGGCAACCACTCGGGCACTGTGACCGTCCATGTGAATGGCGTATCCGTTCTGGAGGACAGTAACTTTACAACTGTGCGAGAGCTAATGAGCGCACTGAGTCGCGCAGAGATAGCCGGTCTGATTCGGGCCAACAAGGATGCTGAGGCTTTATCAATGGGCGATGAAGGTTCCCAGCATTTTATTAGATACGCGATGGAGAACTTGAAGCGTATGGTTCATGGGTCTAGTGCAGAGGATAAGCAGGGATGACATCTTATGCCGTCACACTCAACATGGATTTTACCAAGACGGTTTATCTCCATGCTGAATCAGAAGCTGAGGCACAAGAGAAGGCTGAAGCCATCATTCGGGATAATCAAAAGAGCCTGTTCAACATGGGCTACTCAATTGGTGATGTCGATGTGATTGAAACTTCTGAGTGTCTGCATCCAAATAAAGCGCGGAGGGCTGATCGTATGAGACATGCCCTTAAAGTTCAAGCAGAGAGGCGTGTGTTCCATGTCGATTGAAGCAATGCACTTTGAGGGTGTGAAGATATCTCTCAATCAGTCCTCTGATGGGACAGTGCTCAAGATGGCCGTGCATCCAGATGATGTGCCCCCTGATCTGATGACGGATTGGGTCGGGTCACGTTATATGGTTGCTATGGTCAGGCTTAGTGATGATGATGAGATAGCACAAGACACCTCAACAAAAGAGATAAGCAGGCTGATAGCATCCTGCGGTGCTCTTTGCAGGCAAGAGAAGTTCCAGCAGTTTGTTCTGCTTGGGACAGGTCTTGATGTGACAGAGGCAAACACCGTTGTGGTTTTAAGGGATGCACTTGGGATTACCTCAAGGTCAGAGCTTAAAAATAATGCACAGGCGCGATCAGTGTTTGTAGATTTAAGAGAGGATTTTAACCGATGGTTGAAGAGATAGGAGACATCAAACGGATTGGGAATGAGCCCGTGCTCAGTCCTAAGCAAGTTTGTAAATACCTTGGCATTGCAAGGTCAACACTTACTCATCGTATCAACAATGACGATACGTTCCCTAGATCGTTCAAGATCAGTGACCGAAAGATTTACTGGAAGTACGTTGATATTGAGGACTGGGTCAAGAAAAAGATGAATGGTGATTCCAATGTGGGTATACGTTCTTTTAGTGTTCGCTAATGGGACTCCTGTGGCGGAGGTCCAAGAGAAGTTGTTTCATGATGAGCTTCATTCCTGTGTTCAAGAAGCAAAGCAGATTATGTCGGACGATACCCCGCTTGTTGCGGGGTGTGTCCCTCTAATCAAGGAGGATGTTGATGCAGGCAAAGTTACGTTCTGATGGCAGTACCGCTAGCTACTATGAGCTACCTGAAGGGGCGGCTCAGATACAGGACTTGATCTCACACAAAAACATGAACGCTCAGATAGGAGAGATATTCCGTGCCTGCTACAGGTATGGAGAGGTTGAACACAGCGAGATGCTTCGGGACGCAAGGAAGATATTGTTCTACGCTCAAGCTGAGATTGACCGCCTACTTGCCATACAAAAATAGTTCACATGCACTTTTTTGTATAGTACTATCTGCTTACTCCTGTTGGACATTGCCCCCTTTATGGGGGCTTTTTTATATCCCTTGCTTCTCAGCTAGCTCAACAATACGTCTTGCTAGTTTGTTCTTTTGTATCCTGAGTTGCCTGAGTTGCTGTGTCTTTTGTGTAGGCGACATAGTCGGGCTCTCGACTATTCTATTCATGGCGTTGTTGATGTCAGTCAGTTGCTTCGCTACACGATTGAACGTCTTGCGGAACCCCATAGCGACACCGCGATCTTCGAGTAACTCATTCATGCGATCCTGATCGCCTGTAGCCGCCGCATCACGATAAGATGTAAACACAGCATCTGATTCGCGCCTGAGGTCATAGAAGTCCCTGACAAACTGGCTGGAACTTTCTCCGTCTTGCTGTATGAATCTAGTTAGTCCAAGCACTCTGCCAGCCTCTGTGACATATGGATTACCGAATACACCATTTGGTTTCTGTGGCACTGCACCCGTCCAAGCCATGACGCTTTCAGCTATCCCTATTGGGATCGTAGCCAAGCCTGCCATGTATCCTTCGAGTAACTGTTGAATCTCCAGAGGACTCAGCGTCAACTTATCCAATCCAGCCTCACTCAGGAATCGGTAGACGTGCGGAGTAGATGAGTAGTACTTATCTGATGTCATCTTTCTTTGTAGCGCCATACCCTCTAGTGGGGCCATCCTGAAGAAGTCATACCCTGTCACAACCTCTAGTGCAGGCATCACGCCCTGTGGTATTGGGTTGAAGGCAAACGTGTTGGCAAATGTATGGAGTACCGCCATAGCAAGATCAGAGCCATCTTCCTGCCTGATTGCATCAATTGCGAACACAGGGAATGTCCCGAATATGGCGCCTAGCTCGAACGCTCTTGGTATCCTTACTGCCTGATCATCAGTGATATAGATGATGTCGTAGTTCAGTTTGTTTTGTAATGACTCTTCCTCCCAGCGATCATCTGACATTGCCAGACCCCCCAGCGTGGCAGAAACTGCCATCACAAGAAGTCCACGATTCATTATCCCTTGCCAATATGCCTGACGCTCATCTGCTGGTAGCCTTGGATCTTCTGCTAAACGGTACAGACCTTGGATACGTGCATTCAAGAACGGGATTGCAGGGATGAGTCGGTTGACCAGTAGTTGTCCAGTGATACCACCACCGGCTCCTTTCCTACCGTAGTTGATTAGGTTCATCGCTTGGAATGCGGCCTCTCTTTCAGACACACCCTCAGCGATAAGTTTCTGGTACAAACCGATACGAACCTCAAGCTCTGTTGACTCACCGAACCGCTCTACTTTCTGGAGCAGGTTCTTGAATCCTGTAGCAACAGCCGCGACAGGCGTGTCCTTCTGTATGATCCTGCCCCCAGTTCTGCCAAGCCGTCTTGCGGTCGAGGCAAAGTCTGCTGGATCTGCACCGAAAGAATACCCACCGAACCCAGTGAGAAGTTTGATGGCCATTGCATCTTTGCCGTCTCTCATAGACTGGTTCATGCGGCTGAAAGTTTTCGATCCTATGCCAATTGGGACACCAGCTTTGATGTAGGCATCCACTTTTCCCCGCCAAAGGTTTGCTACCATAAAACCGGGCATATTTGTGACACCGACTCGCAGTAAATTTGCGAACATCTCTGCCGCTTTGATGTATGCATCCTTCTGTTGGGGCGTCAAACCAGACAGTGCATGCCACAGTGCACCGTCCCGAATCTTATATCCGACTTGCTCACCATTGACCCTGAACTTCATGACGTTGCCTTGCGGCTTCGTGAGGTCAGCCTTCTCTCCCCAAGATGGATCTTGTAGCTTCTCTAATGCCTCAGAAGTTTTACGCATTGCGATGTTACGCAGACCAGCAGATATGATCATCTCGTTATTACGATAGATGTTCTTGAGTAGGTCGCCCGAGACTTGGAAGTTACTCCCTACAAGCTCTCGATCAAACGCTCCCTTCTGCATCAAACTATTGGCCGCTCTCTGCGGGAGGGAGTTAGAGAAATCTGTGTCGCCCTCGGCTGTCTCAAGCAAACGATAGAATGGTACGTAAGCCATGTTGGCAAACTCTTCGGCCATCTGGTCATTCAACAAACCTGAGTCTTTGCCGAACTGAACCATGTAGTTGTTGAAGTTCTGATAGTCGTTGAATATTTTTTGGAACGCTGGGTCGCCAGCGGCTATTGCCCTATCGATCTCTGCGTCACTTAAATTTTGAAAGCCTCTTCGCCCAACAGCCCGCAATGCTTTCTCTCTTCTTGCAATTGCATAGGCATAGAACTGTCGCTCATTCTCTTTTGCTTGCGCCTGTGTCTGCCCTTCGAGCAGTGGTGCGAATATCTCTTGGAGCCCCTTAACGCCTGCTTCGGACACCTGCTCGACATTGCCATCAACATCCACCTTGACTGGTCCGAACTCCATGAGTGCGTAAATACGGCCCAGAACCTGTTGAGACATTTCCATTGCCCGTCCAACAGAATCAGGGTTGTTGTAACTCGTTCCGTAAACGATATCATCGAGCTTATAGCCCGGACTAAACCTACTAATATGGTTGCGTACAAACGCTTCTCGTAGCGTCTCACCCTTGGCCGCGCCAAACATCTTACGCATGAATTCGTTGAATGGACCTGTTGACTCGTCCTTTGCTATGACCCTGTCAACGAATGATGAGAAGCCCTCAGGGTTGGGCGTACCAGTGTAAGAGAACCTCTTCGAGAACCTGATTGTATTAGGTCCGTCAGAAGAAAGTGCATCTGCACCTTTTTCGAAAGACTTGTCTTTGATTCCGCGTACAGCCCTGTCCTGTATCTCAAGAGCTTCTGCATAGTCTAAAGCATATGTCCCAGAATCAGGCTTGTACTCTGTGGCTGGAGGCTCGTAGTACATGAATACAACATCTGGTTGCCCTCTATTGAACTCAATGAAGTCATTGTCGCGCCATCCCTCAGGACGTTGACTCTCGTCCCAAACTAAACGGGATGCAGTCTTCATGCCGTTGGCTGAATAGATCTCAGGTAGGATTGTGTCAAAAGCATCCAGCTTCCTGCCGCCCTGCTCGATAGCAAGCCGCACTAACGGATACGAAACACTACGTAGGCCACCGCCCCTCGTGTTGAATACACTCACAATGTCATTGCCCTTCAGTGCAAACCCTGCGTTACCACCGTCTGTTACAAACAAACGCATGTCTGCATATCCTGTGTCATCTGGATCTGTGATCACGGGGTAGACATACACAGCGGCACCGTAAGGATTGCTATCCTTAGACTGCTGTATCTTTGATCTGAAGTATTCTGCTGAGGATACTGACTGTTCTAATTCGTGAACTACTGGGGTTGAGATGTCGCCCATGAGATACATGGGCGCGAAAAGATTATTTACTGAGTAGGACGCAACTACGTTGTTTCCGTCCACGCCTCTGCTTTGTCGCGAGACATCCCATACTTGTCCATCAGCCCCTGCACTGTTGGCGACACGTCTTGCCGTGTCTGAGGCGCTGTACCTCTTTGAGAGTCTTGCTTGTCCAGTCCCAGTATCAGTTCTTTCATCAACTTGTCTGGGGTCTGTGCGAGTACTGACGTATCCTCTTTCTGGATCGCTGAGTGCTTCATTGATTTGCTCATCTGTATACCCCTCCTGTTTTGCTTGGTCGTATGCGGCTTGAGCATAGTCTGTATCTTGTCCTGCTCCCTTGCGGACACCAAGGGCCTCGAACAAACGCTTCTCAGGATACCACATCAAAGCCTGTAAGTCAGCAGTCTCAATGTCCACCCCTACTGAGGACAATAAACCCTGTGCTTTCTTGGTTACCCGCCTCATGTAGTTACGCTCAGTACCGTTCGTTGGCGTGGCCTGTATCTGTCCGTAGAGCTTGCCTTCGAGGGTCTTCACATCCTTAAATAATTGAGGCTTGATTGGGTTGCGGTCTTGTTCTTTCTGGAACTTCCTGAAGTATCTGTCCCATGATTTTCGCAGGGCAGGAATAAACTGGTCGAGTGTCTTGTTGTTTCGGAGGTCGGACTTGCGTATACCCGTAACCCGCAAAGCATCCTGCACTACTTCCTGTATCACCTCGTCACGACTGTTTTGTATGACGCCCCGTATCTTGCCACGCAGTGTTCTTAACTGTTCTGGCGTTGCCTCTGTTGCGAAAGGGCGGTTGACGTAACGGTTCCACATACGCATCCACCAGATATCCATCGTGAGTGGATCGAGGTTACCCCTCAGGTTCTGATAGAAACCTTGTCCAATCTTGGGACCTGCGATGTATGAACCGAACACCACAGTGTCCACAAGCTCGTCCGCTGGGACGCTGATCTTGGTATTGAATCGCTGGTTGATATCATCAACCACTGCTTGCAGTTGTTTCACTGTGAACTGTGAGTCAAGGAACTGATCGATTGGCTTGGTAACACTACCGTCCTCGTACAGCTTCTGATACTCATTGAAGAAAACAAAAGCACTCTGCATCTGATTCTTTCGGTCCCCACCTTTCTTCCATTCTTTTACTGGGAACCTACCCTTATCTCTGTAGAAACGGAACGCCTCAAGTGCGTAAGCAAAGTTGTCTGTCACTGCCTGCCCGTTTGATGTCACAGCAAGCGCCCAATCGAAAGCTGTCTCGTCTCTGCCTGTCTCGAATATACGTGGCTCGACTAGACTGAGTGTTCTCTTTGCGGCTTGGACTTGCTTGTCGTACCAGCCAATAGCGTTGTTATCTGATTCGAGCGCCTTGACCGCCTCTGTCGCCATGATCTTCGCGAGGGGCTCTACGTTGTCATCTGTGTAAGGAACCTTATCTGTTGTACCCAGAACATCAGATACCTTGCGACCAAGATATGCGACAGCGTCTGTAAGTTTCACAGAGTTTGGCTTGAACTGCTCTCCGTTTGTTAAACGATACCCTGTAATCTTGCCGCTCTCATCCACTACAGGATCTGGATACAGAGGAAGAGTAGTCCGCCCCATGTCTATGTCGAACGGATTGTCTTCAGCAATAACAGGAGTTCTGCGAGAGAGGAACAGTCCAGAGCGCCCTAACGATTCGGGTTTAAAATCTGCTGTTACCTCCCGAACTTGATTGCTGTTCAGAAAAACAAAATCTTCACCATCTAGGAGAATCTCTGCCCCTCCAGCACGATAGATATCAGACCTCTCCTTCCTTGTCATGTCTGTTGGGGGGACGGCAGTGCGTATGAAATCGTTCAGCTTGGAATCTATGTACCCAGTATTACTTCCAAAATCTTCTTCGAGTTTCTTCCTGTACGCATCAATCATACCTCTATTAGGCTTATCCTGATTCAGTACAAAAATATTCCTAGCTGTTGTAGTCAGCTCGTACTTGAACGGTCTAACCCCCCTTTCCCTCAACCTATCGGCATACATATCAGAGGTTGAATCATTCATTGACGTGTATATACCCTCTGGCGAGAGTCCTGCGTTTGCTCTCTCGCCGTCAAAGTCATAGTCTGTAATGCCTTCAGGGCCAACATGGATAAACTTTTCTTCTGAATAACCCTGAGCTACCGCAATAGGAGGAACAGGTATATCGAAATCAGGGGAAAGCCTTTCTTGATTTTTACTGAGAACGAAATCTAGTTCCTGTTGCCCTGCTCTGGAGAAAGCCCCGAACATTGATGGGCCTCTCCTTGAGAACATCCGCTGAGGATCTCTGATCTCTTCAGTTCCCTTGATACCTGAGAACTGCCGCTTCCTTTCTTCAAACAGATCTTTGTCTCTTGCTAACTCCCCGACATCCTCTGGACTCAAGAACTTACCTTGCAGTCCCATGACTGGCCGTGTAGAAACCTCAGCAAGTTCTTCGGGTGTCATGCTTTCTTTGGGGTCATCAAACTGGAAGGCAAACTCAAAGTCACCGTAGTCGAGAGGTTCGATCTCCTCTACATATATCTGGTTAGGATTCCACACCAGATAGGAATCCGAGCCATATCCCTCGCCCATGTTTGTGTAAATTATCCCGTCAAACCCAGAGCTATCTATGGCTAACCAAATTGATTCTGCATCAAGAGGCTCGTTAGGGAATTCTTTTCTATACTCGGCAAGCTTCTTCTTGACCTTCTGTATGTCAGGGCGCGACTGAATAATATTCGCCATGCGCTCTTTCCTATATCTCTGGGTGAACATGAAGGAACTATCTTCAAGCGCAGAGCGCCACAAGTTATCATCTCCCCAGTTACCAAGATCGAATGGCAGTCTGAGGGGGTTGTTCATTTGAATTCTAGCTGTGATCCTGCGGGGGAACATTAACGTCCCGTCTTCCAGCTCTTGCACAACTTCACGCTGGAAAATCTCTTCGAGCCTGCCATCTGTAGTCTCTATGTCAGGGGCAAAATGCACAGCCTTGTCTTGCGTCTCGTCAGGATTCAGAGCTGGGAAAGAATCAATGGTTGCGTGGTAAACCGGCTCCTTAATAGCAGAGTTCTTCAACCATTCATCGAGTGCTATGCGCTTGGAAAACTTGGCCGTCCCTTCGGCATCATCTGGATACAATGGGTCAGACTTAGGACCGATCAACTTGTCTAATTCTTCATTGAATTTGAAATAGATGGGAACGCCCTGTGGCAGGTCAGCTCCAAACGGATCGATGTCTATGTCTGCAAAGGCTGGGGCTAGCGGATTATTATAGTACTGCTGTACTACGTTCCTGCCTTTTGCAAATTCTTTGTAATCCATTTCTTGGTCGCGTGGGATTTCACCAACTCGTTTTTTATAATCATAGTCTTTATAAAACTCTTTATATTCAATCTGTACAGGAACAGTGTCTGCCCCATCGATTGCCGCTAGGGCAGTGCGATGTCTTCCTTCATGCCCGTATACCTTGAGATCTTGAGCCGCTTCATCAAATCTAATTTCAAGATAAGGTATACCCATGTAATTTTGTGAGTCTACTTTATCTGGATCAAATCTTGCGAACGCCTCACGCGGTTGCGTCACTGCGTCAGGATCTAAATCCTCTTTACTCACCATGACTGACAAATCATTGGTAGGATTTCGTTCTAGGAACGCCTTTGCAACTCTATCCACATCCTGCTTATTAACCTTACCCACACCATATGTGAGTGTCATGAAATCTTCGACTGGCATACGAACAGCGTAACCAGAAGTGCCATCATTATAGTCATACCTATCTTTAAGCTGTTGTAGTTGCTTGAGTGTTGCGTTGAAGAAGGCAGGTGAATCAGCCGTTGCTCTTCTCGATTGCATCGGAGAAAGTGCATCTGCACCTTTTCTGTCCCTGACCCTTGAACCAATCTCTCCTGACTCGATGCTCTGGAAGATTCGATTGGCGTCAGAAAGCTGTTCGCTGTCAAGACTCTTGCCAAGACCCTTGAAGAACTTGATGATCTTCTGGAATAGATTGAGTGGTTTACCTGCGATCTTCTTACGGCCTGCGGCCCAGTCACGGAATAACTCAGCTACCGCCTCTTCTTCTTGAAGAGACTCTGGCAAGGCATTACCTTTTTCATCCTTTGCGTACAGAACCTGTGCTCTGTCAAAATATGAGAATAGTCTTGCCTTCCCTGACCTATCAACAAACTTCTGCTCCTTGGCCACCTTGACTAGCGACTTATACTCAGGCTCTTTCAGGACACCCAGCATACGCAAAGCGTGGATGGTCTCGTGATTCATGACTTCTTTCAGCTTTGCCTTGAGCTGTTCGTCAGTCATTTGAGGGTTGTAAATCTGTGCGGCTAGGGATATAGAGACACGACCACTATCTTTTTCGATATCAGTCGCGCCCTCGATTTCTGGGCTTCCTTGAATTGCACCGCCTATCTTGAGCGCCACGTCCTCAAGCCCAATCTTTGATAGATCCTGTCTCAGAGACTTGGCGATGTTACGGACCCTGTCCATAAACTCGGGGGTGTAGCCTAGGTTGATAGCATCTTGGGCATTCGCTCTGATCTGAATTGCGTTAGCTTCTGCCAGCCTGCGTGATTGCAGGGAGGTCAGTCTCTTCAGGCTCTCGCGGACACCGACTGCTTGGCCCTTCTTGGTCTGCTCAGGAGTCCTCGTATCGACAAAGGGAGGATCAATGAAGTCTTTCCTGCGCTCGATCAGACGGGTCTCTGTCGCTGTGAGAGTTGGGTCCATACCTGCGTTACGCAGTATTGTCTGGAATAATTGGACTTCACTGCCAACAGAAACAACATCTGGGCTTGAGCCAATAATGTCTTGTAGGACCTCCTCCCTTACCTTGGCCTGCTGAGCAGATGCCTCGTCAAGTTCTCTTGCCGCAACGGTCTCTTCTTCAGATTGCTTTTGTAATTCGAGCGCTTGGCGCTTCTTTGCTTTGGCCTCTCTTGCCTTAGCCGCTCTTGCCCGCTGAGCCTTCAGCGTGTTGTACGCACGGAAAGCATCAAGGGCTCTTGCTAACTGAGCTTGATCTGCATCGTCCTTGGCAACAAACTTTTCAATATCAGCAATCTCAATCTCTTCGAGCTTCTTCCCTATTAATGGTTGATACAATTCATTGAACCGCTGTTCTTGTGCTTTCAGTTCATTGTCAGCCTCAAGGATGGTGACCGCATCTTGTTGCTTTTGTTCTTGCTCGACAGCGGCCTCTTCCTGCGCCCTGATCGCCTCGGCCTGTTTTTCCTGCGCCGCGACAACAATGTCAGAGTCATCAAAAAGAGGGAGACGTCTCTCCGGGGGAATTGCCAGTCCCCTTTCTCTGGCCTCAGCGCGGAATCGCTCTAGATTTTGAGAATCCTCTGCGACTTGATCACGTAGCTCTTCGAGGTGTGCTTCGAGATCCCTGCGTTTGGCAATGTCAGGAGGGTCTGGACGCAAAGGCCCTGCGGCACCACCGATGGTTCCACCGACAAGTCCACCTGCAACCAAGGCTTCTAGTAGCTCGTCCTGTACCTCAGGAGGCATGGACGTTAAGCGGTCAAGACCATTCTTTAAGGTGCTTTCTGCTTGTATTATCTCAAGCGCTTGCTGAGCGGCTTCTGTGGGTGCCTCCACAGCAACACCAAGAGCGGCACCCGTGGCAACCTTTTTACCAAGACCTGCCTTTGTGGCCTTGACTATCTTGCTACCAGCTTTAGCGGGACCGAAGACACCAATGTAACGACCGATTAGTGCATCAAGAGCGCCTTGGCCAACAGACACTCCAAATGCCTTAGCGACATCTGCCTCTTTGAAGTCGATACCTTGCTCTTGAATCTGGCGCTCGATATTCATGCCGGTAAAGAATGGAGTTGCGGCCCCGACTGCGGCGGCGGTGCCCACTCTAGGACCGCCCAATCTGGTTGCAACTGCACCAGTTCCGAGCTGTGCAATAAGCTGAGGTAGGGATGTGGCTAGTTGCTCACCCGTGTACTCGATAAGATCGAGAGGGTCTTCGATGTCTTTGAATGATGGAATGTCTGGGGTACGTTGGCGCTGTGTTTCTTCAATAGCTCTAGCGCCTGACTCGAACAATTCTTCTGAGTACTCTGGAGCTATGTCACGTAGTAGTCCAGCAATGCCCTGTCTGAAAGAGCCGCCTGCTCTCTGGAAGCCAGCACCAAGATCACTCATATCTTCCTGAGATTCGAGGAGTTCTTCTAGCTCTTCAGTACTTAGCTGGGTGAGGTCTCCGCCTACACCTTGAAGCTTGAGGAGTTGATCCGTCCGTAGTCTACTTAAATCAAAAGCCATGCGGCCCTCCGACTACCTTGAACGCTTGGCAAGTTCAGCGGCTATATCTGCCGATGATATCCCAGACGAAGTTCCCCCTGTCCCAAGGCCAAGCATTTGTGCAATCATCAAATCTAATTGCTTGATTTGATCTGCTAACTGCTGTCGCTCTGGAGTTCCTTCCATCGTATCCCCAAACAACTTACCTAACTCTTGTCTAAACTTGAGTATGTTCTGTAGATTTTTATCACCGCCAGCAATCATCTTCTTGATTTTTTCTTTGATGATAAATGACTGCAAACCTGATGGCTTGGAAGACTCCTGCACTGAGTCGAGCACTTCCTTCCCGCCTGCCTTCAAGGCTTGTATTAAATTAGGCTGACCCACTGCGGCAAGACCTGCTCTGGCGATACCCATTTGCAGAGCCTGCTTACGTTTGCGCTCATCCATCTCAGCAATCTGATCGAACAGGGTCTTTGTTTCTGCCTGCTTCCTATTGATTTCATCTTCCTGTTGTTGAGCCTGAACCCTCGCCGCCTCCTGACTCCTTTGTTCAGCAGGAACTCCGAGGCTTGGGGGTCTCGGGACATCCTTACCAGTCAACTGAGCCGCAAGGTCCGCAAATTCTGGAGAGCTAGTTGGGAAGTCCAAGCCATTCTGCATCATGTATTGCAAGACTTGGTCGAACTCATCTTGTGTCAGACCATAAGCTCCCGCTAGAGTGCCGTCTCCCATGTCTGTCGGTGACGCAAAGAAAGCGCCCAATCCAAATGGGCTTGACAGTGTTGCCCCCCGCAAGAACTTGCCACCGAGTGATCCGCCTTTAGGTCCAAAGAAACCCATTTGAGGAGCGTATCCACCGCCTTTAGTAACTCTGGATGTACCTGCGACATATGGGACAATACCTTGCCCTTTAGGAATCGGGGATAAATCCGACAAGCGCTCTGTTTGCCGACCGAGAAAGCCCTTAGGAATAGCTCTTGCTAATCCAGCAAGCCCACCAACGGCCATCTTTCTAACAGGTCGTCCCGCAATAACACTACGCAACATTTCAACCGTGCTATTGGTTGCTTCTTCAAGCTGTTCACGGGTCTTCTGAGGCATTCCAGACCTATCCTGCGCTCTCAAGCTTGGGATGAAGTCACTCAACATCTTGCTAGCCATCGCTGGTGTGAGGCCAGTTTCTTCATATACCTCTAACTGGTACGGATTCAAACCTTCTCTGACACGGTCTGCATCCCCGAACAACTCATCAAATGGACCGGGAGATTGGTCTGGGTATCTTTTACGCATCGGGAAATCGACACCCATCTCTTTGGCCTGCTTGAGCATGAAGCTCTTGAAGCTCGGAATACCGCCACCGCGCAACTTCATTACCCCACCAGAATTAGGTGCATATGCACTTTTTTGCATTGGCATCATGGCGCCGATACCACCAACAAGGTCTTCCACTACGGTGGACTGAGGTGGTTGTTGCTTGTTGTATCGAGCCTTCATCTTCTGTCTACGGTCAAGCTCAGTGGCCACTAGGAATACAGGTGCGTTACCGCTTGGACGCTGTACCTCCTGCACCAACTGTTGCTCACTCATATTCTTCAGGGCTTCTTGTACTTCTAGTATGTTCATGTTTAACCAAATGCCCCTAGGTTTTTAAGCTGAAGGCCGGTAATACCCAGACCAAGCGCATCAACAAGTGGATTGCTTTGCGTAAGCTTTTCAGTGATACGGCTTGTTGGGGTAGGCATACCCCTGACCAGCGCGGCAAACCGCTCCAGTTGCTCCATTGGATAATCTCTTTGACGGGTAAACTCATCGTAAGCTAGATCAAGCTCGCTCTGTCTGCGAGCCTCATCTGCCTTGCCTACACCTTCGAGCTGTCTCAGGCGCTCAAGCAATGATGACTGACCGCGCTCACCAAGTCCTACAAGACCCGCAAGTCCTGCCTCTTTTGCAAGCAAGCTGTCCCGTGCAAAGCGTCTGTCTACATCGAACAGATCCTGTGCCTGCTGATAAGCTGTTGCTCGTCCCTCGGACTCTATACCTGAAAGCCTGTCGAGCAGGTTTTCTTTCGCTTGATTCTCAAGTAATTGTGCACGACTACCGCCAAATGCCCCTGCGGCCACTGCATTCTTTGCCATCTCAGGTAATCTCTGCTGGTAATCCGCTATTGCCTCCTGTTTTTGTGTCTCAAGCGTGGATTCCAAAAACGGATTCATGTATTTCTGTGCTGTCTCAGCAGTAAACTCAGATGGTGTCTCCAGACTGCGGATGATTCCGCGCTGTAAATCCATAGCTTCGCCAAAGTATGGGGCGCCCACCTCAGCAAGCTGTTCGATACCTAGGTTTACCTTGTCTCTGAGGGGAGATTCTTCGGCCATGCGTGGGCCGGTGTACTGAATGTATGGGCTGGTGTAGAGACCGGATTGCCCGTCCTCGCCGCCTGCCGCAGTAGCTAAAATATTTTGGATGTACTGCTGTGCATACTCTGGCAAAGTGTCCTGAACCACTGTGGTAGTTCCGCTACTTCCTTTACTCATTGCTTATATCAACCTCGTATGCAACATAATCAAGATTCCATCCGTTCTTCAGGAGAATCTTTTTCCATCCAGTTCTGCCTCGGCCTTCCAGCTTCTTGCATCCCTGATCCTTTGCGTATGACTTGAGGGTTTTTAACACCTCATCAAGCCATTGTTTCATCTGGCTACCGCCAACCCAGTCAATCGATAATGCTTTGTACTGACTGTACTGTAATATGCGTGTAGTTATTGCCGCTACAGGGGTTGTCTCTTCGTATACAACCCACAATTGGATTCTCCTTTCGAGCAACTCATCCAATATAGACATTTTATCAAATCGCCCATCGGTTGTTTTGGTTGCTTTCTCCAGCTTATCCGCAACTTGCGGCCAGACAATCAGTGCATGATCGTCAGGTATTAGGGTAAATATCATCCAATGAGATACTCACTTGGATCAATCCTTGGGGGTTGCTCCGGTCTGCCATTCTTAGCAGTCCTTACCTTGGCGACCATCTCATCGAGAACTTCGCCGCCTTCTTCTGAAGAACCATTACCAACTGCGGAAACAAAATCAGCAGGAAGTATATATTCTTCGTTCGATAACAGTATATCTTCATTAGATTCATTAGAGGCTGGGACGAAATCATCCATGCCATCACCGAAACCATCAATCATGCCTTCGGAGGGTCGCATTGTTTTTGACTCACGCTTCTGCGCTATGTCCTTGAGTAATCTTGCAAGCTTCTCCTTGCCAAACCTACTCACAAACTCACCCAATATTTTGAGGGATGTCTCCCTATCAATAGACCCCTCAACAGCAGAGCGCACCATTTGGATCAATTGTTTGTCATTCAACTGTTGCGGCATTGTCAAACTGTTCAAACCTCCTTCCCTGAATCCCTTAATGTTTGGGAACGGGAGCTGTTCTTCCTCGTCTTCCTGTCGTTTTTTAAGTAAACGGAGTGATAATGGGTTCAACTGATTAGCGTAGCTACGGCCCTGCAAATCTTTAGAAGCTCTTCTCTCTATCTCCTGCGGGATCGTTGCCATACCGCCTAAGCCTGCACCGAGAGCCTGACCTAACTGACCTGCGTTCATACCGGCAAAAGACGCATTAGGAAAAGCACTGCCTGCCATATTACCGTATATACCGCCTGTAAAATAAGAACCAATACCTGTCGCTAAACCTTGCTGGAGACTACCTGTCTGTAGAAAACCACCAAGACCAGATCCAAGTGCGGCACCGCCTAGAGCGCCGAGGCCTCCGAGCGCACCGGCTGTTCCTAAATAACTACCGCCTAAAGCACCTAGCAAAGGTAGCATCAGATACTCCTACTTCTTTCGTCTAGTAGAGCCTCGATATTAGAAAATTCTAATTGCACATCGAAACTAGGACATTCTTTACTGGAAAACTCGTTATGACCGTGGACTGATAGCTCGCCATAGGTTTGGCGCAAATCCAAAACAAGATCTAAGAGATTAGATATTTGTTCTTCGGTCCTTGTATCCTTAGCTTTCCCGTTCTCATCAATGCCACCCACATAGCAGATTCCAATCGAGTCTTTGTTGTGGCCTTTAGCGTGTGCACCAGAGCGTTCAACTGGGCGTCCGTCACAAATGGTCCCATCGAGTTCGATAACAAAATGGTAGCCAATGTCTGACCAACCTCTGTCTTTGTGCCACTGCTTAATTTCATCCGCTTTAACGTCTCTACCTTCTGGCGTAGCTGAGCAATGAATGATTATTTTATTGAGTTCTCTCATCAACAATATTCTCTCATCAACTTAGTCATTGGAATCCATGACTGCTCCTTAATTCTACCATTTTCAATGGTGATATCGTACACGCCATAGCTCCATCCGGTAACAGAGTGCTTAGCATAGTCTTCAACGTGCCCATCCGGCATCGAACAACCAAGATTTATAACAGTGATATAATTATGTCCTAGCTTGGGGAATGTTCGATCAACTCGTTTATGGGAGTGGCCAAACACAACATCATGCAGGCTGTCTCTTGCTATCGAATTTTCTGAGTTCATACCGCCATAGGGCTTACCCATCTGGTTGAGGGGCACATGAGTAAAACCTACGTCACCAATGAAGAAGAATTCCCCGAATGGACTATAGCTCCATCCAAATTTGTCGAACAATCCATAGACTTCCTCAAAGAGGAGTTGAGCGAGTTCGGGATTATTATTGACGAATCGAGCGATACGATCTTCATGATTCCCGAGGGTGATATGCTTCGGTACTTCGTACCCCCCGAGGCCGTCATCGAAACTGAGGAGAGCTTCGGAGAAGCTAGCCAGATCGTCTTTGAAGCTAGGCTTGTCGTGACCTTTGATGGTCCAGTTTGGATCGTGAGTACTCATACTATCCATTGACGTAAAGTCACCAATCTGGATTATGTGATCAACTTGATTCTCTCGCGCATACTTTCCCATCGCGTAGAACCTTGATTTATCTGGTATCTCCGGTCCATCATGAGAATCGCCAATAGCCAGTACACGACAATTCACGTTGTCGCCCTTGGGCCTTTGATGTATGACGTATCTATGCTTGAGATAAACTGTCTTGTACTCCTCCTCTGGAGTATCTACGACTTTAATCTCCTGTTGTATGTAACCCTCTGTTTTAGCAGTTTCGATCCTGCTTGCAAGAGTTGTCCTTGGTATGCCGATCTCCCTAGCGGCTTCTAAAACCTTACCGTTGTGCTTTTTGTATAATTCAGCGGTCTCCCTAAGAAGTTCGCTCCTATCATCCTTCACGCAAATACTCCTTTTACTGCGCGGCTGTGTTTACTCCACCACAGTTATGTCCGAATTAGTTTCAACCCAGACCTTGGCGCCGCATGAAAGTGGCTTGTCTGGCGAATATACAACTTCACAGGGCCCATCTACCTTGACCCTGTTGCACTTAATATTTTCTTTAGATGTTTTGACGGTAAGAACCGGAACTGGATCATCAGGATTCTTCTTGTTGTGCCTGATGTTGTGCTGATTGACATGGATTCGCTTAATCACTGTCCCTCCAAAAAGTGCACATGCACTTTATTTTTTGAAGATGGAAGACCCGAACTTCAGCCCGAAACTAGCAGTGACCGCAATAAAAAGCAACGTTTGGTAGAAATCAGGCAGTGCCTGTAGTGTCTCGAACCCTTTATGTACCCGCTCGATAATATCAGGATCATCTGTAGCGACAGCCCACATTATCGCAATAATTGGCGCCGATAAAACTAGCGTGAACCACTCGTCTTTCCATGACGTGGTTGTAGCGCCAGCCATCTTACTTTCCCAATCGGCATCGTTTTGTATCGTGGTTATCTTTCTCTGTTGTATGGCTTTCTTCTCATCAGCCTTACCCTTGATAAAATCTTTTGCCAACTCAATTGCAGGCCCTATCAGCATCTGTATCATTGGTTATCGCCCTTGTTAATCTTCGCCTGCCAAGCACTCGCGCCGAAAAAACTCGCTACTAAAGCTGAAACTGCGATGAAATAAGTGCCACTGATATTACCAAGAATAGTAGCGGCATTACTAAGGCCAAGAAGATCACAAATAAAAATTCCAGACGGATAGAGCAACATGCCCGCAAGAGCGAACCAAACCATAACCCGAATCTGATCACGCTGTTTATCATCATCCTCAATACGCCTACGCCTATCTTCAAGCATAAGCTTACGTTCTTCAGCATCTAGAACACCATCACCATTAAGGTCGTACTTTTCTAGTTCTGTCATACACCTGTCTTCCACTCAGGTGGTATTGGGACACACGCCATGCCTCGCGGATCCTCTGCGTCTTGCATAAACACCATTGCTTTTTCAAAACAATCTTGTGGGTTCTCAAACTCTTCACGACCCACTATTTGTATTAAGCCGGGTTGCACAGCGATAGTTATTATTCCAATCACAGACCACATATCAACGACCTTTCACTGCCATAATTGCAAGAAGTAACCAAATTCCCCCAGCCACGGTGAGACAACCACCAAGTACAATAGCAGTATAAGCAATTCCGTTCTTGATGGCTTTTCGCTTAGCCAGTCTTTGAGCTTTTTCACGCTCTCGTTGCTTCTTCCTTATTTCTTTCCTATTGCGTATAAAAGTCTGGTAGTCCGTCCAGAGGCCAGCCCTGCCAGCGTAAATAAAAAGTTGCTTTATCTCGTATTCGCGTTGCTTGATTTCTTCCAAATGGAAGAATGCGTTCGCATCCCCTGCTTCTGCCTGCTTTTGTATATCCTCATGAGCATCAGCAAGATTAGTTAGATGCTTCCCCATCTGTCCGACAGAGGTGACGTGCCCCGCGAGTTCTTTGATCCCCCGTATGGCTTGGTTCGCAACTTCTATTGCCGCGACTGCCTCGAAGATCATGGCTATCCACGCCTAAACAAGCTTCCAAGACCTGTCATCCTTGGTAATGACGGAGAGGAGCGGCGAATTTCTTGGAACTGCTCAACAGGTCGGAACCCCATCCGTGGATCTGGAGTTCTCCTAAAGAATCCACCCAAACCGCCCATAAACGGACTACCACCATATCCCATCATTGGGTTACCAAAACCCATCATTGGGTTACCAAACCCGAACATGCCACCATATGGGCTACCGTATCCCATGCCGCCGAATGGACCTCCGAATCCCATACCTCCGAATTGACCACCGAACCCCAAACCCATCATTGGATTGCGGAACGGATTACGCATAGGCGGTGGACGGTTGAACCCAAACATTCCACCATACACATCTGCATTTGTTGGAGGTGGTGCAGGCTCAGCCGGAGCAGGCTCAGCATTAATCCTTGATTGATAGTTTTTGTATGCATTCTCATATGGGCGTATGCGAGAAGACGAACCCATATAATCAGGGAAAACGTTTGACCTATACATGTCCGCAGTTTCTACGCCAAAGCCTCGATCTTGATTCCGATCCACTACGGCTTGATACTCAGGAGAGCCCATAAAGTCACCGAACTGATCACCAAGTGCTGGTGGCTTATATTGGAAATCTGTGATTGGATCTGGTGACGGCACGTTACCCTTTGATGTCGGTGCTGTGACAGGCTGTGCAGGAGTTGCTGGCTGTACCGGCATTGTTGGACCACCTTTTGAATTAGGTCCTGAAACTTTAGGGCCAACAAAGCCCGGTGCATACATCATTTCTTAATCCTCAAAAAAGTGCATGTGCACTTTATTTAAACCACATGTGTTGTGATAACAGTGTAGCAAATGCGCCTAGTATGCCGGAGGCTGATATTAAGAACGCGATTGTCCTCCAACCACCTTTCGACTGCTGGACCTGATCCCTCATCCACTTAATGTCATCACGAAGCTCTGCCATATCTCTTTCGAGCGCAGTCAGTCGTGCTGAAACTTCACCAATCTCTCTATCAATATTCGCCATTATGGTGTACTCACTGTTACAGTACCTATTGTACTAGTTGCGGATACACCGCGAACGCTGGAAAGCGACAAATCAGATACCCTTACCGTAGTCCCGTGCCTATAAAGTGTTCCAGACTCAAGGCCCACATCATCTGACGATAGGTCTTTAATAGTCACAGAACTAAAGCGACCATCGCCCGGATTCTTTGATTGATTCACCAGCAGTGTAAATTGATTAACAAGGTCTGCGAAATACGCTTGATTGTACTCTCGAGGCGCTACGGGAAAAAACGGCTTAGCTAGCCCTCTGTTAGAAGACATTACCGCCTCCCATCTTTTCTAACATCAACTCTGGTTGTGCCTAGTCTCCATCCGACATCTGGTTGATTGGACTCGACACGTAAGGCGAATGAGCGCCCACGCAACCTGACGTATGCTTGATCGGTCCACGCCTCTATAGGAACTGTCTGTGATCTCACAACGGACGATGTGTTGGTGTTGCTGTAATTCGAGCCCGGAAAATTACGCACCTTGAGCGTAAGGTCAACCGTTGGTGTTGATGAGGTTGACTCAGGAAAAGCGAGATCTGGTATCACCCTCCTGATGAAAGCAAACTCGTTGCCATCAGAGAGGTCGATCTGACTTGATTCAATAAACGCTGTAATCGCAGACTCTGGGGAAGTTGAACCATCATTGGTTCCGAACTCATGGTAATAAAGAAATCCATCTAGTCCAGCGGCGATAGGATATCTGTTGATACCGCGATCAATCCAGTTAGACCTTGCAATTGTTCCGTAATACCAAAGCTTGTCCTCATAGTTGTACACTACGTATCTGTTATTCGTAGTGGAATCTGATGAAGGATAGAACCACCATATCTCGCTGTACGCAGAATTGAGCCCTGACGTGACTTTTTCAATCTGCTCAATATTGATATCACTATAAATATATTCTTTGACAGAGCATGACAACGTCTGCACCTGTCCATTGTAGTAATAAAACTCGCCTTCACCCATCCAGAAAACTAGATCATCAACAGCCTTGAAGGATTGCGGGCTGGCAATAGTGACATTTTCTGATATAAGGCTGGCGCCAAAAGTAAATGGAGGACCTTGGAATTGGAGGTTATAAAGCGCCTTATTTGTCCAAACAATTATCTGCTGTCTTGTTTCGGTGGCGCAAACTATCTTTGATCCACTGCCCAGCGCCAAAGAGCCTGCTGTATTCTCGATAGCGTCTGTCCACAAAAACGGATTGCTCTGATCTGAAAACCTTATCAGCATCGGATCTTGCACACCAGTTGAAGAACCGTCTGCACCAATATCATCCGCGCCAAATGCAATGACGTGTCTGTCGATATCAGAAACTAATACCTGAGTTGCAAGTGTGGGGACTCCAGCATCAATGTCGCCTGCTGAATTATAAGCAACTGAGCCCAAAGCCACTGCTCTGGAAAAAGGCTCACCACTGTTTGTTGATTTATCCCAGTAGAATATGCCGCCTTCTCTTACGTTTATAATGAGGTCTTCACCGAAATTATCATGAGACCAGAGTCTTAGTTTGAAAGCCTCATTTGTAAGATCCACCGATGAACTCCATGTTCCTCGACCCCAAGTGCCAACACCCCAGCCACCTGAGTAAACAGATTCGTTCAGACCTGTGTTTATTTGATATGCGCCTACGGTTGAAGAGCCGCCGTTCCCTGTGTCAGAAGAATTAGCAGAAACACTACTAGCAACAATCTGCCCATTAACGGTAATACTTTGTATGCTCGTCCCTGCCGCTCTCGCTGATATCTTGTATTGCGTAGTGGAGACCCTTTCATCAACTTGGTACTCCTGATTCAAAACAGCCGCAGTGATATTACCGCCAAGAGATACCGCGCCTGAGAACGTGACAAAGTCTCCTGTTTCTACATTGTGGGCCGAATCAGTAACTGTAATTACTGATGAACCATTTGTTGCAGAGAAGGTAACATCACCTGCTGATGTTGTTGCTCTGATTGGTGTTATATCTTTATAGACACCGCCATCTTCAATGTAATACTTTAAGTTTGTCCCAACGCCATTATAAATAGTTGAGTCGAGGGCTACCCAAGGTTTGAGCCCACGGCATATGCCAAGAAATGAATTAGCAGAAAGTTTAGACCAGCCTTTTATTTTCTCAGGCAACCCTGCACGGAATCGAATCTTATCGCCGTCAAACCACCCGCCCTCGTTTGTGTAAGACGTTGTTTCCCTGACGATGCCGGGGTTGAATTGCAACTTTGTAAGAGACATGGTCCTTCGCCCTAAATTTCTTTGGGCCAGTCACTAATAGGTGCGTTACCTGTTGGGTTCCCACTGCCATCCAGAGGCACTTCATGAAGAGCCATGAATTTTGCGTGGGTATCACAAGCGGTAATCGCATCTTCTATAGTTTTACACGCGGTGCGGACAGCCGCTCTGTAAGTTGCAATAGAAGATGGTATGGCGGTTTCAGACTCTGATTTCCGAATAACATACCAATCAGTATGCGATAGCTTTCCTCTCGCAATAGTTTTAGTGTTACTAATTGCGATAGACTTGAGTCCGTAGTTGACAACTTGATTGCCGTCTTCATCCTTCAGTTTATTGCCGCTTTCGTCCGTTGCATCTTCATCGTCAATATTTCTTTCAACCAAGTTTTTTTCTTCTGAGTCCCAGCCCCAATAGAATCGGTTATCCCAAGTCTTTGAGTCAGCAACCTGAACCAGACCAAAAGATTTTTTTACCTCGTCCGACCACACGGCCCAGTTTGACGGATGTTTAATACCATCGGTAGAGACCCAAGATCTCCCTTCCTTGATTGTTTTACCGTTGTGTTGCCACATGAAATTCTCCTATCTCGCGTTTGAGTATTTAAACGGCTGTTCTGCTATAGCCATGTAAACGTAAGTGACAGCATCACCAGACACACCTGTGTTTCCTCTTACCTTAAACCCGTTTGACAGTATATCTACATCGTTGTTAGGTGACGTAGTATTTTCAACAGTGCTTAAGTCGGCCCTTTGAATGCTACCTGCAACATTAGACGTGGTACGTGCTGTGTCCCACATACCCCAGTTACCGGTTGAATCAACATTTTTTATCATAAGGAATCTGGGACGGAAGCCGGTAAAAACAAACGCATTATCAGTCGAGTTATTTCCTTCATACAATCCAATTTTCTGGTAACCATCCACATTGTAAAAACAGTACGCGATATAATCCTGACTTGACTGATTGGTAGCATTACTCCCGCCTACTGAAAACACCGAAGTTGTTGGGGCAGTGTTATTAAAAGCCGCAGTGCTGGACGACTGTGCGGAAGTGCTATGAAGAGATAAAAATTTACCTTCGCCTAAAGCACTGTAATAACACATCCAACCGGATGTACTGTTAATTTCTTTTATCCATATTGCATCTGGAGCAGAACTTAACCCGTGTCCAAGTGTTTGGTTTGAGCCATTGCCAGTATACTTAACTAGACTAAAACCTGACTCGTCACTTGCGCTGACGGTAGATGTTCCTGTTCCGTTATTATTAGTTACTCCAGACCCCCCTGCTTTCCAAGTCCACGCCACGTATGTGTTTGTACCCTTGTTAACCAGATTGCGAGGATTTGATCCTGAGCTTCCTCCTGCAACCGTGAAACCGTTGGAGTCAAACGAAGACAATACTCCGTTACCGTTACCTTGTGCATCAGTCCTGTTAGAAGCAATAGCTGTATTCGTTGATCCTGCTGTTGCTGTTCCCCGAAGCACATCAAACCATGCATGTGCAATATCTAAACTTCTAGATTTGATCCAAACAAAATCTGGCTGGAACTCTAAAGTTGTAATTGATAGTGTTCCATTGTTTGCGGTATATGTGGTTGTATCAAAGTATTGATCTGGTGTTTCATCGTCATTGGGATCGATAGATGGGTCAGCAAGATTAGATGTATTTAATGCTTCATGCCCCCCATCGGGCGAATATGTAAAGGTGCTTTGGCCAAAATTAAAACTGCAATCAGCACTATTTCCATTTGATGTCACGGCGAAATAATACCCATGTCCAGAATCAATACTTATCCCAGTTGAGCCAACAACGTGTTGCCCTTCCGATGTTGTAATGCCCGTATTATTCTTTTTGAAATATAATTTATTATTATCTAAATCGAGGAATATACCGATTTTATCGGTTGCACCAAATGTTGCTGGATTGGTATCAGATACACCTTTTTTATAAACTGTCCCTACGTAAGAGTACATGTATGCTTTGCTTGATGCGTTCAGATTAGCGCCGAACTCTTGTCCATCTTCGCAAACACCAACAGAAACAAAATCTGCCGAATTAACTGTTACTTCCGCATACCACTTGCCTGATGTTGGGGCGATTGTAGAACCGACAGACTTATTATCAGGAACAACAACCTTTAAATTTCCGTCCGATAATGTGGTTCCGTGTGCACCCTGAATAGAATTGAGCGTGCTGTGATTATTAGTTGGGCTGTCATTGACTACATCGCTTGCGGCGAAGTTGTTTGGCGTAAAATTGTGCCCCTCGCCAGAAGAATCGGCCCCAATATCTGAACTATCTGAAAAAGTTAGGTGAAAACCATTGTTACCAAAAGTTGAGATTGATGTCTGTTTAGGTACCCATATATCGTTTTTAGTCTCCGCAAAAGAACTGGGCGTTAAAGCCTGTCCATCGACAAAGTACATCTCTGCAAGATAGCCATCAAAATCAAAATTCTCATTGAAGGAATAATTACCAATGTGATGTACAACAGCGCTGTTAAGTACAATCGCTTCATTTAGGGCGGGCTTTGTGTAGGGAGAAAAATCAGTTACTTCTGTGCCGTTTACGTACAATTTAACTCGATCTGTATCTGTGCTTTGCGCGGAGTCATACGCGAAGACAATGTGATACCAGCTTCCTACATCTCGAAATTTCATAACTGTTTCGATTTCGAGATTACCACTGCCTCTGACTTTTATGGTGTCGTCAGTTTGAAACTGTATGTAACTGACACCGCTCGTACCTGCTGACAAAATCATTTGAGAAGTGCCTAAATTTGCTCTTTTGCACCAGAATGCAAGAGTAAACTTTAGGTTGTTGGTGGGCGTGACCATTGTTCGTTCTAGGTAGGGGTTATCATCATCGTTGAATCTCAACGACTGATTTATACGATGCGGATAAAAACTCGCACCAGATACAAAAAACTGAGAGTTATCAAACATTATGCAAACGCCAGTTGGGGTGCGCCAAGCAGGATGCGTCCTGACGCCGCGACAATGTATGGAACAATATCTGTCGTGCTCGCGGCTGATGATAACGTGAGACCCGCTCCTGCCGCTGTTTCATAGTCTGTGCCAAGAGATACAGTTCGGCCTCCTGTACCGTCCTGAATGAGAACAATAAACCCTGACTGGCCCACAGCTTCTGTAGAGGGATTTGCCAGAGTGACGTTACCTGTCAGCGTAAGGACGAAGTTTTGGCTGGCAGAGAAATCAAGCGTTACACTGCCTGTGTTTGATGTGTCGGTAAGAGTTGTTCCGATTCCGCGTTTTGCCGTCAGTGTATTATCAACGAAGACCTCACCCCCGCTAATTTCCAGACGATCATCCGTAGTTTCATCGTATTGGATGCCGACATCAGAGCCAGAACCAAAGAGTATCCTTTTGTTGTCGGGGACTATCACTTCCCCGCTTGAATTCGCGGTCACCGCTTTTGATGCTTCTACAGTACCTAACGTGGTGACATCAACGTAGTTCAGTTCTGTTGTTGTTGCCGTAACCCCGTCCAGCTTGTTAAGTTCAGTTGCTGTTGCCGTAACCCCGTCTAAGATATTTAGCTCTGCCGCGGTTGAAGTGACGGCGGTGCCGCCAATAGCAAGAGTGGTCGCATCCACCTTAGTGACAGCGAGGTCTGTGAATACATCCGTGACCGTTGCATTGGTTCCGGCTCCATCAAACTTGAGTACAACGTCCTTACCATTTTCAATCTGGAAGTCATTGGATGCGTTATACGTCCCTTGGAAAACTATAATAGCTCTACTGCCTGACAGGCTGTTACGGACGTGAACTATTTTTTCTGCGTTGTTTGGAGTCAACTGCACGTATGCTGTCGCGCCTAAGTCTCCTCCATCTACAAACTCAATAAACTTGTTTCGGCCATTTGATGATGAGCCATCTGTCACGGGCAGTGAATTAGGGGAACCTGAAGAACCGGCAGAGGACAGGGTAATGCTTACAATCCCATTGACTGCCTCGTCTATTAGATCAAGGTTTGTATTTGTCGTGGTCCCCCACGTTCCTGACTGCTCGCCAGTAGCGATCTTCTCTACGCCAAGATTTGTGGTATAGGTACTGGGCATTATTTATTCCTCATAAAAAAGTGCATGTGCACTTTATGCTACTTCTTCCCAATTTGGAGTGTTGCCATCAGATACTTGAGAAAATCCAGCATCACTCGCTCCTGAAATTTCCGACCAGTTGGGGACGTTACCATCCGATACAACTGAATAATTCGGAGTCTGGGCTGTATTCACAGCAACAAAATTAGATGTCTGGCTCTCATCAACAGGGCCCCAGACATTGGCAGACTCAGCCGAGATTACTAATGCTATGCCTATCGGAACAACATTAGCACTCCCTGATATTGTAACAGAACCAACCGTTGTGGAAGCCTGTATTCCCGTAGGCACGACAGTCTGATTTATAGATACTGAAACGCCGCCAGCGGTCGTTGCAGATTGTATGCCTGTGGAGGTAACGCTGGCCTGCGCCGAGACGGCCACAGAACCTACTGCTGTTGATCCTTGTATTCCTGTCGTGTCAACATCAGCGTTTGCTGACACTGAAGTATCACCTTCCGAAGTGGCAGATTGGATTCCCGTTGTCGTAAACGATGATGTGATAGTAAGTGAGACACTTCCTTCGGATGTTGAAGATTGCAACCCAGAGGGTGATGTCGTTGCCTCTGCGGAGACAGACACAGAGCCAGCAGAGGAGGACGCCTGTATGCCAATTACGTTAGCGTCAGGGTCTGCATCTACATTACCAGCGGTGGTAGCCGACTGTATTCCTGTAGGGAATACCGTCATGTCATTGAGGACCGAAACCGTGCCCGCTGAGGTTGTTGCCTGTATACCTGTTATGTTTGCATCAGGATCTGCATCTACGTTACCAGCACTGGTGGAAGACTGAATACCTGTGAGCGCTGTACTTGCATCGGCTGATACAGAAACATCGCCCTCACTACTCGTTGCCTGTATACCTGTTGTAGATACATTCGCTACGCCAACTACCGTCACAGATCCTTCGGAAGAAGAGCTTTGTACACCTGACGGAGAAGTATTGGCCTCTGCCGCTACAGTGCAAGTACCGATTGATGAGCTTGCTTGTATCCCTGTAGTCGATGTATTCGCATCGGCTGAGATAGAAGAGTCGCCCGCTGTACTCGAAGCCTGTATGCCAGTCAGTGATACATTTGACTCACCGACTACGGAGACACTTCCTGCTGTACTACTTGCTTGGATGCCCGTAATGTTTGCGTCAGGATCTGCATCTACAGCTCCGGCGCTAGTTGTCGATTGTATACCTGTTAAGGAAGCGCTGGCATCAGCTACTACACTCACACTCCCCGCTGAGCTAGCTGACTGAATGCCTGTTGCCGAAGCAATTGCTTCACCAGTTACAAAACCATTGAAGAATCTCAGTCCAAACAGGTTTTCTTCGTTGTCACTGCTATTGTCTTCGACAATGACTCCGACAGGAACTTCCGACACGATCCGCATACCAGCGGTCAAATCGTAGGATTTCGCAATCGGCGTGAGGTTAGAGTCTGTCGTAGAGTTAGAAACTAATTGAAACTTAGTCGGAAAATCTGCATCTGTCGTATCTGCATCAAGTTGAACCGTGTCAATCAGGTTACCACTTGAGTCAAAGACGTTAATATTACGACCTTTAGTTCCCGGCGCACCCATGATGGCGAGAAACTCTGCGGCTTCGATTAATCTAAACTCGTGAGCAAAACACCCTTCAGGTATCCAGCTTGTCTTCTCTCCACCATCGCCATCACTAATCGCAAAACCTGCTACATCGGCTCCTGCTACAACACGGACAGAAGGACCGGTGTAATCTGATGCGGTTCCCCCCGTGGATTTAAACGTGCTTATTGTGCTAGATGTGCCGCCTTGATTGTTCGAGCGAAACTCTACGTAACTGGCTGACGATCCATAGTCTTCAACTTTAACGACCGTTCCACTGCCTGAAGCAAAGCCGTAAATTTCTCTGGTTGCAGGGAATAGAGGATGCGTGTCTGCAAAACTAGCGTTACTAGATTTGAAACCAACAATCGGCAGGTCTGAAAAGATTTGATACTCAGGATTGCTTGTATCGTCTGCGTAGGTTTGTATAGTTGTAGTGTTGTCTGGAACACTGAGTGTTGTCTCTAGTGACCCATCCTTAAATATCTCAACTGTTGCGGTACCGGATATGGATCTGAATTGTAGCCTGACACCTGTTCTGGTATTTCTAAAACCAAACGAAGTGCCTTGCCACGATGTAGGCACACCAGTAGTTTCATTGTTTGCGCTCTGTAGTGTGATTGGCTTGTTGGCAGATATCAGTTTGTTTTCGTAATCGGACGCACTGACAGTAAGTGTCCCGCCAGCCGAACTGATTGTTCCGAGAGACGATCCATCAGAAGAAACAGTGGTGCTGTCTTCATAAGCAACAACTGTGACGTTAGGATCTCCTGAATCCGTAGGGACGAAATACTCGGCGTTGAATGCGCCCGCAAGATCTGCATTGCTGGTACGCAGGGTCTGTCCTGTTAACTCAACTGTAAAAGTGGCTGATGCTGTTGCGGAGCCCGCTGTTGAAGTGGCTTGGATACCTGTCGCGGAAACATTTGCTTCTGCCTGCACAGAAACCGATCCTGAGGAACTTGAAGCCTGAATACCTGTAATATTTGCATCAGGGTCTGCGTCTACGTTTCCAGCCGAAGTGGACGACTGTATACCTGTAAGAGGTACGTTTGCCTCTCCCACGGTGGAAACAGATCCTGCTGATGAACCTGATTGTATCCCTGACGGAGAAGCACTTGCTTCTGCAACGACCGAAACAGAACCTGCGGAACTCGATGACTGTATGCCTGAGGGAGAGGCACTCGCCTCTGCCGCTACAGTTACAGATCCAGCAGAACTCGCTGATTGAATACCGGTGAGCGCTACTGCGGTGACCGTCCTTCCCCAAGGGCCATCACTCCAAGTACTGCGCCCCCATCCTGTCGTTACACCACCAGAATCGTTTGTGCCGAACGCATCACTACTCCATGTACCCCTGCCCCAACCAGCGCTTACAGCCGGACCAGTGAGTTCTAGATATGCATAAATAGGTCCACTGTTACTTCCGTTCTGGGCGGTGTAAAACTCAAGGGTGCCATTAGTAATGGTTACCTCAGGTGAGCGTAGCCAAACATCATTGTTCGAGCCAGTCGAGGTAGTCTCAACAAAGTAATAAAAAGAACCAGTGTTGCCTGATGTGTTGCCCGTGCCGCCTGATGGAGTGCCGCCGGAATCTCTGAAAAACTTTCCGTAATCAGTAGACTCATGGGTGAGTGAGTCTGTTGTTAATGCAGTCCATGAAACAGCATTGTAGTCAGAGTAAATATCATTGACATCACTAAGCTGACTGTTATCTGCTGTTGTCTGTACTTGGAAATCATGGGTGCCTGTCTCGGGGTCAAATGTGTTGCCACCGATATTGAAGTCATCAAGCTGGATGTCACCACGGAAAGATGAGCCGGATTGATAAAGAATTATTAGGCGAGCGGTATGGCCGATATACTGAGAGATATCGGCTGTTCGCTGTGTCCACGTAGAATTATTCTGGGCAGGGACAGATATAAGAGGCGCAGTGACTGGATTAGACAAGCTAACGCCTCCTTACTTAGGCCACGGCAAACGCCTAGTTGATTTCTATGATCGCGGTGGCGCTAGCTGGATTTGGGAACTGGACAGTAAAATCACCTGAAGTGGCTGTTTTATCGCCACCAAAAGCTACCGCCATAACAGCTTCGTTAGAACTGTTCTTATAAATCAGCGCTCCGTTCGCCGTGAGAGTAACTCCAGAAAATGTTTCGTCCGCAAAATCCATCTGGGCAACATCACCACTCAAAGCGGGTGTGACATTAGTCAGAGTACCGCCGCCAGAACTGTAGCTCGTGCCGGTCGTTGTGACTTCATGTGTGCTTGTTGGATCAGCCGATGCACTCGTAGGTGCCGCATAAGCCGTTGTACTTTTATTCAGTGTCGCGGAGGACGTGAACAGTGCAAGCTTATATGTGTTACCACCTGATGAACTAAAATTATGAACGCCTTTAAGGATATCAGTCTTGAAGACGTTGCAAATTGCGTTTGTGATTGCCATTACAGCCTCTTGATAATCTGCGCCATGTCTTCATGACCTTGGCTCTTAAATAGATTATACAACGTAGTTCGCTCTGATTTTTGGGCTTGTTCAAAGTATCCCACCAACAAGACGCGCAATCGTTCCTTAAAGGCTTCTGCTTGCATCCTGATGATTGGATCTGCACCAGATGATATATGCATTATTTTTTCTACAGCCAATCCGGCAAGTTCTTCTGGGTTGAGTCCTCGATTGGATGTCGCAACTATAGTAGGCGTCCCTACTAGGGTATCGGATGTTTCAGAAATACTCATGTGACCTGTGGTCGTGGCTCGTTGTTCCTGTAAGTGTCTCTTCTGAGACGACCCTCACCAAGGACCATTAACTGCGAGACCGCCTCCTCGTATCGTTGCCCATAAAGATTGATTAAGTCAGCTTCGCCTTTCATGAAGGTGTAGGCCTCAATCAATGAGCCATATAGTAATGCAGTCTCTGCGTTATCTCCATACCAGCTTGTAGAAGACGTGACGATTGATGGTGGGTCATAGTAATAAGCCAACTGGACTGTGTAGCCTGTATCGGGCGTTGGTGCTACAACTATAGATCCATCGCTGAACTGACCATAGTACTCTGGCAATCCTTGAGTCGCTGTTGCTGGATACGCCTCCCTTATGAAGTTCACATCTTTAGGTAGAAGATAGTTAAAGTTACTTGACCCATCTAAGACAGCAATAGAGGCCACTGCAAGAAAGTCAGTGGGCTTGGATAGAAATCTGTTGCCCGCTGTAAATGTGCCTTGGGATGTCTTCCTTAACTCAGGGATGATGACAGAACGGTTCAGGCGCTCTTCTGCCTGACGAACAAAAACAGGAATATTGTTAACGAAAGTTGTCTCTTCGTTCTCTGTATAGTCCTTGATCGCTTGAGTCAGCTCTGAGTAATTCATCACGAATCCTGATATAGATTATTGAATGTTATGTCTGGATCAGTATAACTCGAATGTCCCTCTGCTGAATGGGTATATTGACTAGGCGTGAAATCTGGTGCGCCCTCGCCTGTGCGCCACAGGGCAGGTGACGTTGCTCTGACTCGATTGTTGGGCAGTGCAACGATATTACCAGTCCAAGGACCTTCAGTAAGATAGAGCACATGCGATTGCTTATGTTGATCAGGAGAGTCGGCAATCTCGTGGTCCGTGTAATCTACAGTGAACATATATCGAGCCTCGTAAAACTCGCTGTTAATTTTGGCGACCCACGGACTAGAGCTAACCCTATCCATGACTATGACTGAGTGATTCCTAGACTCACAGTCCCACGGCTGACACAAATGATCCTCCATCCGGTCAGGCCACTCATTTAAATGTATATCAGCGACAAGAGCTTGGATGGGCATCCTTGCCCACATTGCTCCTCCGTGAACATTTTCACCGCCTTCCGAGTCAATCTCACATCCTGTGAAAACAACTTGGAAGCTCAGAGATCTGTCTGGAATTGTGTTGACTGCAAAAGCCAACGCATGAATGAACTCACCATGATAATCCTGATGATTACAGGTGAACTCCTTACGCACCCAGCACTTGAAGCTGGGCACGTTGGAGATTAAATACGGCATTAGCCACCCCGAGTGAACTTCTTTCCTTTTGTTGCCGCACCTGTACCGCGAGCAACTCCACCCTTGGAGTATCCCTTAGTTTTCTTCATAGCGCCACCTTTAGCGTAGCCCTTGGTCTTCTTGGCCATGCCGCCGCCAGCCATCTTACCTTTGCCGTCAGCCGCAAAGAATGGAACCTTCTTGCCACCCTTATCGACCATTTTGAGCTTACCGCCCTTAGCCATACCTTTCGTTTTCTTCTTCATGCCACCCTTGGCATAACCTTTTGTCTTCTTCATCATTGCTTCTTCTCTCCAAAAAAGTGCATGTGAACTTTTATGATATTACTATTGTAACAGCGCCCGCCGTTACGTGTAGTGGATCTGGTGGCCCGAATGGTTCTAATGTTTCTTGGTCGAGCGCTGGATACTTGAATGTGACCGGCTCAATTTTCCGCTCTGGTCTGGGGTCGCGTAGAGCTTGAGGGTCATTAATCCTAATCCGACCAAGGAAGTTTTGTGGCTGATCTGGATCAACCACATCGAAACCAACTTTGAATCCTGTTGGAATGCCATTTCTGATCTCTGTTACTAACTGACTGAGTGGATACCTGAACCCAGTCTTATCACAAAACCCGAAAGCTTTCTTGGCCTTTGCATAAACGGCCATCAGCCACCCGCCCCATAAAAAGTATTGAACGGAACAAACTGTATGCTTGATGTTTCCCTATCTTCCCCTGCGGCTAACTCGAACTGAAACTCATATTCCTGCTTGAGAGCAGAAACTCTTTCAGCTACCTCTGGTCTCTTCATCGCAACGTAGTAGGCAAGCCCTGCAACCAAGCAAGGAACGAATCGCGGAGGCATGTCAGCCGTACCCGTAACGCCCGAGCTAATGCTTTCGATTCCACGCAAACGGAAATACGAAAGAGTATAAGACTCAGTTGAATCCGGCACAGGCCACAGCGTAACAGTCGTTGACGTTGCCAAGCGCCTAATGAACGCTTGTACGGGCCGTCCTGTCGTGTTCTTATTAGTTTGTTGAGAATACGTAGATACACTCACTCTCTCCACATTCTGATCTATTTGATTCGTACCAGATCCTGTACGTAGTGTCATCTCAATTACGTCTACAGTGTCGGTAGGGAACGTATAGGTTTCCGTCCCAGAAGAAAGGCTAATAGTTCCGGGCTCAATAGTCCACAGATTCAGACCCCTGTTTTGCCATTCAAGGGTTAGGAGGTTCAAGGACCGTCTTATAGTCTTGAGATCATAACCAGAACGCATCTCAAGTCCTGCTCTCTCATAAGCTTCCTCGAATATCTCTGGCAGATCAGGCGTTATAACAGCCATTACTTCTTCCTATACGTTTTTGTTTTCTTGGCAACCTTCTTAGGCTGTGACGAAAACTGTTTGCCCTTTTTGGTGTCTGTTCGTTTCTTGCGACTCGTAGCCGCATATTCTTTTGATGAAAGAGCCTTGATAGCTTTCTCCGGTAGATAGCGCTCCCCTGTAGCTTTCGAGCCTTGTGTAGATGGCTTGCCACTCTTGGTACGCCACTTTTGCTTTGTCCAACTGTCGAGTGATTTCTGGGACGCTTTCTTGGCCATTAGTCGCGGTAACCTCCGCCTGCTTTCTTATAGCGTTGAGCGAGCATCTGAGCTTTTCTTGCGCTCCATTGACCCGGCTTGCCTCCTTTTCCGCCTGCCTTGATCTCATTAAAGAGTCGCTTGCGTAGTGTGGGCTTTGTATAGTTACCGGCTTCATTGACCTTGCTCTTTGCCTTCTTCTTTACTTTACCACCTTTGGCCATCTTGCCAGTGAGCTGTTTAGACATACTGCTACGATTGATCATTGTTTAACTCCGCTATTAAACGCTCCGCTTCCTCGATGGGAGAAAGCTCAAAGTACTGGAAGTCTTCATCCGAGACAGGCGTACCCGTAGGCATTTGAGCGCCAATCAACGCCATGATCTCTTCCTGCTCTCTCCTTGCCTCGTCCATCTGGGATATTGGTTCAAGGTATTCAGGTGCATAACCTGCATTGACTAGATCCGCTAATCCCTGAGCCACATCGTTCGACAACGTATATGAACCGAACAGTTCTTCCGGCCTGAATGGGTCGGTGACCGTAGGGGTATCGTACTCAAACGGATCTTGGCCCTCGAAGGGATTGTACTGTAGAGAGTCTCCAAACAATCCGCTGTACGGTGATGCTACGTAAGACGGAGCGGTTTCTGTTGGAGTGGAGGTGTCATCGCCGCCACCGCCCGTCACAGGCACTACTGGATCTGGTTCATCTGGATAAAACACTTCATCACCAACGAATGGATCCTCTTCATCATCGTCCGAATAATCTATTTCATCGCCAACAAACGGGTCGTCAGGTTCAGGCTCGGGCTCAGGGTATGGAATCTCTATATCCGCTACGATGTCATCGATGTCTTCAGGCTCGACAGCGATCTCATCACCTACAAACGGTTCATCTGCTTGAGAAAACGTATCACTGGTAAGCTGTTTGAAGTCTGTTTCAGGCGCTTCCTCTGGTATGGGTAACTCGTCAATAATTGGAATCGTGTTAGCTACATCACCCTCATCAAAATCAACGCCGCGTATCTCGCTGGGGTCAAACTGTTTTGACAGGTTCTCTATAGGTCCATACACGCGAGTAAACTTACCGTTTACATACGTGTCCACATACGGCTGATCTCTTTCGTCATCCCCAATGTTGAAGTTTCTAGTGTTCAGCTCTCCCGTGTTGGGACTGATATAAGAAACTCTCTCATCGAGCGTGATGTCATCTACATCGCCATAATCGAACTCAGGATCGTAGGTGCCCTCCTTGATTGCCTGAGCGATTTTAGGAAACTCTTTAGATATCCCTTCAAGTATTAAACTGCCGGGAGTTGGTACAGATAAAACCGCATTGATGAGATCATTTATCGTGGTTGAGACTACATTACCTTCGGGGGCAATCTCTTCACCAACGAAAGGATCTGTGCCGCTGGGGTCGCCAAACACGTCATCGTAGTCATCATAGGTATCTGTCGGAATAGCGACCTCATCCCCAACAAAAATATCCTCTGGCTCAGGCGCCGGTAATGTCTCATCATCTGCATCATCCGAATCATAAGACGTGACCTCAGGGACATTGACTTTTACAGGGATTTCTTGTTGGTAGGTCTGGGAGCCATCCCCAAACTCTGCTGTACCTTCGCCCCTTATCTCTGCAAGTAACTCTTCGGTATCGAGGGCGTTCGGGTCTGTTATATCTCTCGGTGGGGTTTCAAACTCAGGCTCGACCTCAATCTCAGCCTCAGTTATTGATGAATCGGACTTATCTGGTGCTTCAGCGGCAAGCTCATCCAAAGTTAGCCCGCCAATGCTTTTAGTAAAATCGTCTATTTCATCAACAGTCTTACTGCCTAGCTCTTCTCTAAGATTTTGGATAACGTCTGGCTGGGTCGAGTCCATTGTCACCTTTCTATCGAAAGGACCCTTGTTTTTATATGCTTCAACTGCGTTATCTATTCTTGCCTCTTTAGTAAAACCCCGATCAATATCATCAAGTGCTTTTTCGATTTCTGCATCCGTCAGCGTACCTCCAACATCTCCCTCATCGAACTCATCTTCTCAGTCATCAAAGCTAACCTTAGCTATGGAGCCTAGTTCTTGTTCTAGGCCTGATACGTCATCACTGACAAGAGAATCAATAAATTCTTCAGCTTCATCCCCAGTGATTGAATCACTGAAATCTATCTCATCACCAACAAAATCATCGATGATGTCATCTACGATATTGTCAATCTCTGAATCTGTGAGATCTACCTCGTCACCAACAAACGTATCATCATCATTGTCACCTCTAGAGGACTCATCATCGCTGTCGGTATCACCGGTGTCCCCGTCATCAAATCCTGCGTCATCAGACCCACCCGTGTCACCAGTATCACCGTCATCAAATCCGGCGTCATCATCATTGAAGCGACCACCATCATAGTCATCATAGCTGTCGGATTTACTGCCGCCACCGCCGCCACCGCCGCCACCGCCGCCATCATCACCGAAGCAATACATCGTCCTGATAAATAAATCATCAAGTGCGTCAGGACTCAGCGATGGACATATTGATTTAAACTTCATTGGTCAAGACCTTCTTGTAGTAGATGCCACCTTTCTTAAAACCGATGTGGTTGCAAAACCCATCCCACCGATTGAGGTTGTCATCAACAAACGATGTAGGAGTGAATGACATCTGGACTACACCGTGACTTACGCACCATTTTTCCCACTCCTTAAAAAAGTTTAACGCAATCCGAGGTGACTTGTGCTCTGGAAGCAGAAAAAATAATTCTTCACTGGAAAGACTTTGACTTGAGTTCCAAGGTGGATGATGCTTACCCGCAACAAAAAACCCTATGACTTCAGAGTCTTTCTCGCACACCATCCATAACTTGTTTTTGTTCTTGATACCGTTCAGGGTGTACAACAATGCATCTTTAAAATTGTAAGTTGTGACATCACCAAACTGGCTGAGCCTGTGAAACAAAAAGGCTATCTTCACAATAGCCTTCGCATCATCCTTCGTAGCCAGTCTAATCATTCAAATTCTCATTGCGCCCAGTAACGCCAATCATCACCACTTAACTTTATGGGACCAGTACTTTGCGCTGAGTTTGCTGGAGGGTTTTCCTTGGGCATTGTGCCTTGCATAGTATGACTTTTTACGTGCCTTATCTTTCGCTGTCTTCGGGCTTTTCCCTGCACCCTTCACCCCCTGTTGGCCGAAGCGGACAAGCTTATACTTGTCCCCTTCTTTTGCCATGACCACATGAGATTTAGTTTTATGACTCGGGGTCTTCTTGGGCTTATTAACACCGCTCAGCCCAAGCTCCTTCATCTTACTTTTAACTCTTTCTGGAGCGGCCACAATACCTCCTACGATAGAAAGAATGTAACGGAATCGCAAGCCGTTAAATCAAGATATACATCTGTCTCAAACAATATTCCATTGTCAGGGATGTTTACCGTGATCACATCGGATGTTGTAAACGCCATAGAGAGCCGGGTTGTCCCACTGGCACCGCCATCTTTGACGACAATAGCAGGACTCCCAGAACTCGCTGTCGTGGCAACGATCTGACGTACTCGCGATCTCTGCCCAAATATTGTGCCGTCACTTGTTCGAGTAACTGCAAATGTATCAGACATTGCCATGATCTACCCCTTACGCAATCGTAGCGCCGTTGTTTCCGACAACCACCCAGCCTGCTGAACCGTAAACGAGAACAACACCGTCTCCAACGTCATTGAACGTGAGGGTTGTACCGCCAGCAAGAGTTGTTGGAGTAAGAGTTCCATCACCACCGTCAGTGACCATTGTAATGATCTTAACCTGACCTGTCGCGCCATTAGCTAGCGTGAGTGCGTTCGCTCCTGTGGTGGTCACCTCTGTGATCAGATCAGTGATATTAACTGCACCAGCGCCAGACAGTGACTGAACGCTACCTGTGATGATATCTGAATATGTGGTACCTGTGGTAAACGCTCCTGTCGTTGCGTTCTTTGTTACAGATACGAATCCGTTTTCGGAGCGGACTGCCCCATTGAAAGTTGTATTAGCCATGAAAATCTCCTGTCTTGGCCAGTGTCAAAAAGTGCACATGCACCTTTTGTCAGGATGAAAAAAGGGAGGCCGAAGCCTCCCCTTTATTGTATCAGGAAAAGATTCCTGATTAAGACGCACCGGGCGATCCGAAGATTCCTAGTGGGTCTGAAACACCGAAGCTGTAACGCTCGCGAGCTTTGTAGCGAACATTGCCAGTATCGAAGTCACCGTCCATAGACGTTTGCATTGGAGTACGCTCGAAGTGCTTCATTCCGTTAGGAACGTCTGTCACTAAGAAGAAGGCATCGCTGTCAGTCAAGTAGTGATTAACGCGATATCCCTCTGGGATAGACCCATTGTTACGCAATGCGTTTGTGTCGTTGTCGGCTGTTCCGGTACGCAGTTCTGATTCGAGCAAACGAGTTGCAACGAACATCAATGCAGGTGGAACAATCAGCTTACGAGGACGTGCCGCGATCAGAAGACCACGCTCATCCGTGAAAGCCGCGATGTCGATCACAGCCTGCTCAAGAGAAGTCTCGTTGAGGTCAGAGTCTGTAGAAAGACGGTTACGGTTGTTACCGCCAGCAACAGTTGGGTGCGCTGTGTTGAACAGAGTTACGCCATCTCCAGATTGGAATGTGTCGAAACCTGTGTTCAGCAGAGAAGCCGCTTTTGTTTGCTTGGTGTAAGCCATTGCGCGAGCAAGTGCTTTTGTGTACCGAGCAGACAGAGCGTCATACAGGTTATCTTCCATTGCCTCTTCAGTAATGGAGAAACCCATCGCAACTGTTTCGTGGTTGTAACGAGCAGTGAAAGACTCCTGAGCATTGTCGTAGGAAATCGCACTTCCCTCTGGCTTGACCGGTGCGGCACCGAAGCCTGAGAGCTTAACTTCTTCCTCGAAAGAACGCTCTGAACTTTCTGTTTCATAGACCTCTGCATGTTCATCTTCATACTTGTCGTACTCAAGACCAAACAATGCATTAAGGCCCGGTAATAACTCCTTGAGGAGTTGGGCGCGAGTAATAGCCATCGTTCAATCTCCTTATGCAGAACCAGTGGTAGATGAATGCTGATGATAGTTGAACTTACAAACCAGTATTGGGTATGTCGTTCCTTTCTCATCACCCTGATCCCCACCAAGATAGTCAATAACCCGAATTGGGTTCTGAGCATCTGTGCTCAACTCTGAGATGTCTAACGCTACGCGAGATACCTTCAGGGTTGTATTTGGTGCAGTCTGCACAAGCAAAGTGTTCTTGCCGTAAATATCTCCAGTGTTTGTTGGAGCGGCATCCGCTTGAATCGCAAACAACACATTGGGGTCATCAACGACATAAGCCATTGCGTCTGAAGCAACAGTGCTTGCAGGCCACAACTGACTGAATGTCATTTGATTTGTGTTGGGATCAGTAAACTTACAGCCCAAGAAAATACCTACCATATCGATTTCGGTAGAGTCATCTCCTGTAGCTGACTGCTTTTCGATAGTTGTAGCGGTCCCGCCATCAACTAGTTGCACGATATCGCCCATAGCAATACTCGTACCGTACCCAGAAGCAATAGGATACTGGCGGAAAACCTCCAGTGACCCACTGTCTAGGCGACCAATCGGGCGTAACCCGAAGGGTGCGGCTGTTGCAGACATTTGTCTATCTCCTTACATATGTCTATCAGAAGCGACACCCCAATTAGCTAGGAGTTGCCACTTCCAAAACTTACTTTCGTTCTTTTTTCAGGGCGTAAGAGAGGCATCCTTGGATCGTTCTCTCTCATAAAGTTGTTATCCACAGACTCTATTTGCCGTTGATTCATTTCCGCGTAGTATTCCTGACGGGCTTCCACGTTTTCTTTGCTGTTTTTACACAGTAATAGGCCACCTACTTCGACATTCCCCTCGAAGCGAGAATCAATATCTGACTGCACCATTAGCTCGGGATGATCTTCAGCGCGAACAGGTTCCCACCCTTCGCGAAACTTTGCCGAAACATTGGTATTGTCAGCCTGTCCTAAAATTGATGTGCGTACCCAACGGTACGAATATCCATCCTCACCATCTGGAGTAGGAATTCGGGATGCCGGAGCCCAAGCTTTTTTGCGCTCAGTTTTTTCGCGGGTCTGAGATTCCCTACTTGCTCGTGTGCTCATGCTTGCATTTCCTTCAAAAGTTGCGCGGCATATTTTTCTGGCGTAAGCCCAAGTCTTCTCGCGATATCGACTTGTGTCTTGGTCAACTTTACTTGGCGTGACGATTTCGCTGTTCTTGTAGCGGGGGACACCACGGAGCCCTGTTGCCTTTGTTGTCCAAACTTTGACGGGAATGCTTCACGCATTCTCGAATCTATTTCTTGATAGTAGCTTTCAGTGTTTGGGCTGACACCTCTATCAATTAATTCCTCATGAACCCCGTAGGCATATCCTGTCATTGCCTTATCTTTTAGAAACCAAGGGTTCTTTTCGGACCATTCTACAGCCTTTTGGTCTATCTGCGTTGGTTGTGTTTGTGATGCTTCATACTGTTTTGTATCAAGCTGTGCTGGTTTCTGTTGTTTAGGAGCTTTTGGTTTGTAGTTTGCATAACGAACTTTCTCATTTGCAAGAACTGCCATTTGCTCACTAGCTGATGTTATAGCTTCAGCATCGCCTGACTCATACGCATCTTTGTAAGCCTGCTTTGCTTTTTCAAGCTGGGCCTCAATACGTTGTTGTGCCTGACCGACTAGAGCACCCTCGCCTTTAGAGAGAGTGTTCTTCAGCTTTTGATTCTCTTCGTAGAGTTTCTTCATGTCCTCTACAGCTTGAAGCTTAAATCTCTCAGCCTCTTCTTTTGCTCTGCGTTCCTCGTGATACTCAAACTTCAGCTTCTTAATTCTGCTCTGGACATTATCAGAATAGTTAGATATCTCATCATCACTAGGAATCTCTGGCTCTTGGCCCTCAGCCCTTCTAGGGCGGTCTCGATCCTGCTCTGGAGTATCGTCAACGATTTCGACCTCGACTTCGCCAGCGGCCCCCTCGATCTCTACTTCAATTTCGTTTTCTTCGTTCATGCTCTTTCAACGCTCCTTGGGTCGTTTACTGTTGCCTCAACAGTGTCATCATTAATTAAACGGAACTCCTGTCCTTTAATCTTGATACGTGTACCTGAGTACGATCTGAATATGATCCACTCCCCACGCTGGCAGTACGGCCCTGATGGGAACTTGTCATTATCGGTGTAACACTCATCGCCCATGTCTATGACCATGCCAATAATTGATGCTGTGGATTCTTTTTTACGAAGCTCTTCAGCGATTATGATACCGCCTTCTGTGGTTTCTTCTATTTCTGGGCAGGCTACAAGAATCTTGTATCCCTTTGGAGCGGGTAATAAATTGGCTATCTCTTCACTAAGAGAAAATTCTTTTACTTGCATTTGGTTTCCTTTGCTTACGATTAAGGCCCGTAGTGCCTGCGCCATAGTGGCGTAAACCAATATCTGATTATATCAACACGCATTCACGCTTTTTCGATTTTTTCCTTGAGGTCAACAATGTCCCTCTCAACGGTAGCGAATGCTTTGATCATTCCGCACATGTAGTTGTACTGTGAGTGATCTTCACAGCCACCGCCCGCCATGTGATCTGCGGTGTCGTTCATGTATCCTCGGATTTTATCTTGAATGTAATCAAGCTCTGTCATTTAGCCTCCTAAAAAGTGCATATGAACTTTTTCAGGATTTATTGTCTGCAATTGACTTCGCTATTTCAACACCTAATTTTGCGCCCTCGAGCTGATCCCTACGCTCAAGCTTATCTTTTTCAGTCGCAATCTTGACGCCAAGCCTTGCACCTTCTTGCCTTTCTTGCGAATCGATACGCTCTCTTTCTGTCTCAACGGTAGCTTGCTTGGACTGTTTATCCAGCTCAAGCTTGGCCATGTCAACTTCCCTCTTGTGTTGAAACTCTGCTTCTTCGAGGGCAATCTTCCTTTGCTGTATCTGCGTAAGTGGGTCTTGCGCTTGTTGTTGAGCTTGCGCGGCTTGAGCCTCGGCCTGATCTTTCTGTAATAGTTTTGATGCGGCCTTAGCGACTGTTCCTGCAAGATCATACTCAACGTCCTCTGGGATAGGCGCATCTGGATCAGGAAGAGGAGCGCCCAACTGTTCCTCGATTTCTTTCCGATACTGATGAGCTACGTGCTCTGTGATGTGCTCTATCATAGCGCCCTGAATAGCAGATGCAAACGGGCTCTGGCCAACCATCTCTTTGATCTTTGGATCGTTCATCATCGCCATGTGGACCTGCATATGGGCCTCATGGTCTTGATATGCGAATGCCTTGACTGACTCCTGTTGTAGGATTCGTTGATTTTCTGTCACTGGGTCTGTTGGCTGGATCTCATCATCCAACTTCACTATCTTCTCTGCGTTCTGTATTCCAAGAACATCAAGCATCTGACGATGCAACTGACCTAAGTCGTAGATCTGTGGAGCTTGTTGGGCTAATTGCAATGCCGCCTGATATTGCATAACTCTTTGAGACATGGTTGCCGCATTTGGATCAGAGACAGGAAGCACATCAACACGCCCATCAAAGTCATCAATCCTGTTGAACTTACCGTTCAGCTCATAGTCATACTCAGCGGGCATATAATCATGAATTACGCGAGACAGGATACGCAGTTCGTTACGCATGGAAGAATGCATACGAGCCTGTACACCAGACATCACCTTCATGTTCCGCTCAAGTAACGCGAGAGTGGTACCGACTGGGGCATTGGGGTTCGAGGATGCTATGTCTAGGTCTGCTACAGAGCCAACACGTCTACCCTCCTCAACGATATTGCCAAGCAAGTTGTATAGAACGCCGGAAGGTTCTTTGTATGGCAGTGGGTAGATGTTGTCTCGTATCGCACCGCCGGGGATATCAACGTCTCTGAACTCACCGGGCATCAGAGGAGAGTCATCACCTTTGATACGCAACCCTCTGGCTTTTAGTCCAGCAGGGAGGTTAGCCAAAGTTCCCGCATCGACAAGCTGACGCAGTATCGATGTTGCCGACTTTGCTAGGCCACCAATAAGATGAATAAGCCCAGTCCCGTAGAACCCAAGTCCGGGCAAATAGCGATAGTGCACAAAGTGTTGAAGCTTTTTCTTTTTGCTATCGTCCTCATACCAGTTCTTCCTGATTGAGAGAACTGTTCTTGAAGATTTATCAATCGTAACAACATACGGTCTCGCAATCCCATCTGGGTCTGCGTATTCGCCCGGAAGGTCAAGATCGGTATGGATCTCGAGGATTGTGTATCTGTCATCATCTTCAATCGAGTACGCAGATTCACCATCAAGCTCATCGTACTTCTCCTCAATGTCAGAGATCTCTGGCGCTGGGTCAGGGAGGTCAACATCTTTATAGAAACCAGACACCATCAGCTTGAGAACATCGTTCGCTGACTTCTTCATCACGTGCGTGTAACGCATGGCCGTGTCCAAATCAGCCGCGCCATAAGAAACAACGAAGTCTTCTGCTGGGACAAACATTGCTACAGGACGCTCAAGCATAGGGTCATAGTATATTTTTTTGAAGGCAGAACCTGCCAAGGGTAGCTTGAACAGCATCTGCTCAAACTCATCACGGTACTCAGTCATCACCTCTGTTGTGAGGTAGTTCATTTCGTTCTCGACACGAACAGCCTGCTTTGCTTTATCCGCATCTAATGACCCAACAATATTCGTTCTTACTGGCCCTGATGCTGGGAAGATTTCTGTGATTGCCTGCGCTTGAAAACGAATTACTGACTCTGTAAGTAGCGGGTGAAATACGCCACACGCTCCGGGCCAAGGTTGATCCCTTTCCTCGATTTTGAGTCCCATCAGGTCTAGTCCCTTCACATAGGACCTCGCCCAGTCAGACCTCGACTGACGATCACTGTGAAACTGATGGACTAACTCGGAACCAAGACTTTCTAGATCCGCATCATCCATGAACTCTGCGATGTTTGACATATGGTCTGGACCAATGATGTCTTCTTGCATGCTGGGGTCTAAGACGATAGTCATTCCCCCATCTTCGTCCTCTATTGAGACAGCGTCAGGGTTTATTATTTCGACCTCAACCTGCTCTTCAGATTCGTTGCCGGACATAATCTCGACAACATTCGATGGGATCATTGGTTTTTCAATAGCCATTAGTAAAACTCAGCCTTCCGATATCGGTATTGTGGTTCTTCCCATTCGTCCATCTCAGAACGAATCCATCCACCTTGCCTAAATCTAAGCAGGGCTTGAGACATAGAGTCAACTAAGTCATCGTGCTCACCCGATGGAAACGAGGCGCACTCCTCTATTATCTCATCAGCCCATCTTGTAGGAGGGGCCCATATCACTCCAGATGCAAATAAGTCACTGACTGCATTGACTCTGGCAATCTTATCCTGCCCCCTTGAGGGTTC